CGGGTCGGGGGCGGGTCGTTCCCGCCTACACCAGGGACATTACCGTAAATGTCGGGGTTGTCAAGCCTTACACGCTGGTTATTTCTGGGTGACCAGGCTGCCGGGCTGTCGTAAAGGTGCCGGGTTGGCGGGTACCAAGTTAGCGGGTGCCGGGTGCTTGCGCACCAGGCCGTCCTTGCGCGGTGCCAGGTGCTTGCTGCACTCGGGGCACGCCACGGCCCCGGCGTAGCGGATGCCGCCGTGGGGACCCCTCCAGGTCACCGACAGCGCCCGCGCGCCGACGCCGGGGCAGTGCATCACTCGCCGCCGTGCTCGGACGCCGACCCGCCCCAGCGATAGCCGCCGTGCTTGGCCATCGCTGCGAACAGGGGACGGCGGGCGACGTGCCAGCCGACGGGCAGGAACCCGCCCGAGGCCAGGAACCCGTCCAGCGCCTCGAACAGGTCGGCACCGCGCTCCACGTCGCCCTGTGACAGCCGAGAACCGGCCCTCACGCGGGCGACGAGGACGCGCAGCTCGTTCAGCGTCTCGTCGGGGTCCATTACCAACCCTGCTGCGCCTGGCTGGTGTCGGTCACCGCGTCGGTGCCCACCACCCGCCCGTAGCGCCCCATCCGCTCGGCCACCGCAGGCTCGCCACCGGGTGCGGCCAGCGCGCGGGTGTCGGTGAACTGGTGGAGCGTGCCCCAGTTCGCCTCGCCGATGAACGCCAGCAGACCCGCCCAGTTGAATCGGCGCGTCTCCTCGCCCGTGACGGCCCACCTGGTGACCTGCGTGCGGCCACGGCCCTCCACCCAGCCAATGGCGGCGTAGGTGTAGACCTTGCCGGACTGGTACCGGCTGAACATCACGAACTCGGGCAGACCCGCCTCCACGGGCGGCTGCTGGGGTCGTGACGCCTCCAGCTCGGCACGCCGGGCGGCAGCCGCCTGCGTGGCGAGGTCCTTGGCGATGCGGGCAGCCTGGTCGGCCTGCGCCTGGAGCGCGGCGGCGTTGGTGGTGCTGATGCCGGTGAACGGTGATTCAGCCATGCGGTTCCTCCTGTGGTTGTGGTTGGTCGTGCGTGGACCGAACGGGACTCGAACCCGCATCTCGCACTTACGTCGGCTCTATTCCGGGGACTTGAGCTATCGGCCCGTGTGCGCGTTGTCCGGTCGCGCCCCCGGTAGAACCTAGCCGGGCAGCTCGGCCCCGTCGATGTGGTTGACCCAGTTGATGACGTGCAACACGTCCAGGCCGTTGGCGCTGTCCAGGTCGATGACCGCCACGCGGTCGCTGGACGCGGTGGCCAGGTTGTGGGCGCTGCCCGCCACCCACACCGGGGTCATGGTGTGCCAGGAGACGCCGCTGCGGTCGGCGGTGTCGCCCTCGGGGCGGGGCAGGCGGATGCTGCCATCGGTCAGGCCGATCATCACGTCGAACAGCACGGCCTCGCCGGACTCGATGCGGTCCACGCTGGCCATCTGGCCGGGGATGAGGGGGTAACTGACCCCGCCGTCCTGGCTGGGTCCACGACGGTCGGCGATGCCGGTGATGATGGCGATGGTGGTGGTCATGGGGTTCTCCTCGGTTCGGGCGGGTCGTTCCCGCCGGTACGGATGACATTACCGTAAATGTCGGGGTTGTCAAGCCTTGCAACCTGGCAATTTCACCAGGTGCCCATCAGCCTCCCCACCGGGACGGCCAGCGGGCACGCGATGACGAGCACCGCGCCCACGTCCAGCAGGAACGGCACCCGGCAGCGGTCGCCCGCCAGGACGAGGACCAGGCCGATGGCGAACAGCACCGCGAGCATCACCACGGGACCACCGCCACCAGGACGTTGGGGTTGATGCGGCGGGCGGCGACGAGGCGCAGCAGCATGTCCCGTTGCCACGGGGGCAGCGGCACCGCCTCGGCGAGCAGGTGGACGCGCAGCTCACCCGGTGCCCAGCCCGTCCAGGACGCCACCCTGCGCGCCCGTAGACGGTGGCGCTGGAGGCGCAGGCGGGCCATCACGGCACCGCCAGCAGGAACTCGCTGCGGAGGAGGCACTGGCGGCGGTTGTGCGGCAGCCGGATGCAGAACAGCGGCGTGCCGTCGTTGGTCGCGGTCACCATGCTGATGGTGCCGCGCTTGCCCGCGTACTCCACCACGTCGCCCACGACGACCGGGGACACCAGCCGCCCCTCGCCCATCGTGCGCCCGCTGATGGCCCGATAGGCGGCGTCCTGCGCGGCGCGCTTGGTGTCGGTCAGGTGGTCGGCGACGATGCCCGGCCCGGCGACGGTCCACAGGGCGCGGTGGTGGCCGGACTCGGTGACGGTGTACGGCCCGGCGAAATACGCGCCGGGGCGCAGGCGGGTCCACTTCATCGCCGCAGTCCTTGGTAGTAGCGGCTGATCTGGACGTTCAGCTCGGCGATGTTGCGGTCAATCTGCATTGCCGCCGTCTCGTTGGCGATGCGGTCGCCGCCCGAGGTGCGCAGGATGGCGGCGGCGGTGGCCAGCGTCTCCCGTGTCTTGGTGGCGCGGTTGACGCCCGTGCGGCTGGTGATGGCCTTGGCCGGGTCGGCGACCCTGCTGGCCGTCACTCCTGGCGTGGCTGGTGTGGACATGGTGGTGGTTCCTCCTGGTGGTTGTGGATGGACTACAGCAGGCGGCTGATGCCGCTGGGGATGCGGGCGGACCCGCCACACCCGCACAGCGTGCGGGCGGCGTACTCGGGCGAGGGGCAGCAGGCGTTGGCGTGGAACTCGTCCCACCACTCCTCACGGGTCAGGGCGTTCTCGAACGCCTCGGCCAGGTTGACCTCGGTGCCGCCGGACCACATCAGGCGATCCGCTCGGCCTGCGCGAGCGCGTCACGCGCTGCGGCCATCAGCTCGCCGAACACCTCGGGGGTGTCGGTGAACAGCTCGGCGCGGTCCACCATGTCGGCGGCGTAGGCCAGCAGACGCGCACGCCGGTCGGCGAGCTGCACGCGCGCCTCGGCGGCGTTGCGGGCGGTGAGCCGGGGGAGTGAGATGGTGGCCATGTGGCCCCCTTTCGGGTCAGGGCGGCGGGTAGGTCCCGCCTGCTGATAGAAACAACTTTACCGTAAAACTCGGGATTGTCAAACCCGAGTTTTCCCGGCCTCGTTTTGCCTGGTCAGGCGTTGCAAACCCCCTCGTAGCGGTCGGCGCGCGTGATGCTCGCGCCTCGGTGGTGGGCGCGGCACTCGGCCCGCGCCTCGTCATAGGTGCCGGTGAACGCCACCGCGAGGTCCTGCCCCTCGGGGCCGACCGTCTCGATGACCCAGAACAGCTCGGCCAGCGCGGCGGTGCTCATTTGTCCTCGCCGATGTAGCCCTGGCACTGGAGCACGGGGCCGTAGGCGGGCACCCAGTTCGAGGTGCGCACGATGCTGGCCTCGCCCACCGAGGTGTAGGCGTCCGAGGCGTCGGTGGCCCGGCGCAGGAACATCGGGTCATAGGACCCGTGCTGTGCCCACACTGCGCCCGTCTCGGGGTTGTGGTGGATGGTGACGCGCATGGTGGCCTCCTGGCCTCGGGGGCGGGTTGGTCCCGCCTACAAGAACAACAATACCGTAAAACTCGGGATTGTCAAACCTCGCCCGCGTTGTGGGCGTCGGCCATCGTCTGGGCGGCGTGCTCGCGCACGTAGCTCACCGACACCCAGCCACAGGGGCACTCGGCCCGCCAGGGCTGGCGGCTGCCCGCCGGGGCACCGAACACCCCGGCGGAACACGCCTGCGCCATCAGGCGACCGCCTGGAGGGCGAGCGTGGCCGTGCTGGCGACGAGTTTGAACGCCCACGCGCTGTCAAGGGCAGGGATCAGCCCCTCTACGTGGTCCATCAGCACCGAGGTGCCCGCGATGTCGTCCCACGTCCAGGAGAACCCCAGACGCGCGTCCACGACGCGGTGGCAGCCCTTGCACACCGACCCCTCGCACACGCCGGTCACGGCGGCACCGCAGCACGCGGTGAGCCAGAACCCGACGGCCTGGCCGTCCTCGGCCTGGACAGCCAACGAACCGACCTCGGTGGAGGTGATGATGATGGGGGCCATTTTGGCCTCCTCTCTGCCCCGGCGGGGCGACGGCGGCGGGACGGTCCCGCCTGGTCTGAGAACAACAATACCGTAAAACTCGGGTAAGTCAAACCCGCAGGTCAGCCCCGGTAAACGCGGGTGATGCTGTACTGCGTGCCGCCCACGATGACCTGCGCGCGGGTGTAGCGCATCCCGGCGGTCGGGGTGACATCGGTGACCGGGGCGTCCAGGTCGATGCCCTTGGCGGCGTCCCCGATGACCGTGGCCAGCTCGGCGACGGCGGCGTCAAAGCTGTCGCCCTCGTAGTGGGTAACGGCCAGGTCGGCGTCCAGGGCGGTGGCGGTGTAGGTGATCATCGTGGCCTCTCCTCGGCGGGTCCGTCCCGCCTATGAGAACAACAATACCGTAAAAGTCGGGATTGTCAAACCCTGGTCAGGATTACACCCCTGACCAGGGCCGACGAGTCGTCTACCTCGGGCGCTCGCGCCGCACGATGGAGAACAGCAGCCCCTCCACGGTGCGCGTGATGACCTGGTGCGGGCCGGGGTTGGTGCTCGGGTCCATCTTGGGCACCTCCTCGTAGGCGCAAGCTGCCAGCGCAGCCGCCCGGCGGAACGCCCACACGTCGCGCTGCTGGGTGATGTCGCGGTTGCGGGTCAGGTAGCCCGCCTCACCGAGGAGCGCCTGCTGGAGGTGGTACTGGGCGTCCGCCAGCTCGGTCGTCTGCGCGATGCGGACGTGGGCCATTGCGCGCGTCTCATCGCTGGCCATGTGGTCGGCGGTGTCGCGGGTGACGTAGAAATCGGCGGCAGGCTCGGCCTCCAGGCGCAGCCCGCCGTCCTCGGTGGGGACACCCTCGGCCAGGATTGCCTCGGCGGCGTCCACGTCGGGGACCTCGGTGACGGCCTCCTCGGCGACGACCTCGGCCACGTCCAGGCCGAGCTTGTCGGCCAGCAGCGCCCGCATGGTGGCGGCGGGGATGTCGCCCCAACCCTCGGTCACCGTCTCGGGCCAGCGGTCGGACGGCTTGCCGTTGAACTTGACCGGCACGACCGGGTAGACGGGGGTTCCGCCGTGGTAGCGGTCGGTGCTGGCCTTGTAGGCGGCGGCGAACGACTTGTGCCAGGTGCCCCCGGTGTAGGCGACGTAGGGCATGGTGCCCGAGCTGCGGGTGATGGGGTCGGCCTCGGTGCCGGGGACCTGTGCGACGAAAGTGACGGTGGCCATGATTTTCTCCTCTGGTTCGGCGGGTTGTTCCCGCCTCTGAGAACAACAATACCGTAAAACTCGGGATTGTCAAACCCCAATCGGCACCAATTTCGCGCGAATAAACACCCCACTATTTTGTGGGTCCCCTGGTACCGACCCCGGTGCCCGGCTCCGAGGACCAGTTTACCGTAAAAGTCGGGTAAGTCAAGGGCCAGTTTCCCGAGGTCGGCGGTAGACTGCGGCCATGACCCACCGACTCGTCTACCTCATCGGCCAGCCTGGCGCGGGTAAGTCCCAGCTCATGGCCCGGTTGACGCTGCCGTTTCAGCGCGTGGCCATCGGCACCGACGAGGCACCCGTGGCCCATGACCAGCTATGGCGCGCCGTGGACCCCGAGCGCGACACCGCCAGCGACACCCATGAGTGCGTGGGTGCCGAGATCGGCGTGCGCCGTCCCTCGTTCGGCGGCACCGATGCGCTGCCGTCCTCGGTGATTGACCAGGCCGTCCCCTGGCTGGCCAGCGTGCCGTACCGCCTCCTGCTCGCCGAGGGCGCGCGGCTGGCCAACCGGCGGTTCCTGGACGCCGCCCTCGGGGCCGGGTACACCGTCACCCTGGTGCTGCTGGACCACGACGACGCCGACGTGTGGCGCAAGCGCCGGGCCAAGCTCATCGGTCGGGACCAGAACGCCTCATGGGTCAAGGGTCGGCTGACGGCCAGCCGCAACCTGGCCGAGCAATTCCGCAACGTGCCCGGCGTGGCCGTCATCGTCGGCGCGCCTGACGACGTGTTCGAGCAGGTCCGCAGCGTAATCTCGGGCGATGCCTGACAACCCGTTCGCCAAGCGCAAGGGCACGCGGGCACCCAAGGCGACACCGCTGCCCCAGCCCGAGGCCATCGACGTGGACGCGCTGCGCTCGGAATACGACCCCGACGAGGCGCGCCGGTTCGAGGAGACTGACCGGCCCGTCCCCGATGTCTGGACCGACGAGGGCGTGCTGGACACCGAGCGCGCCCGGCTGATATTCGAGCAGACCCGCGAGTGGCCCGCCGAGCAGCGCACCGCCATGCTGACCAGCCTGCGCGCCGCCGAGGTGCGGGCCACGGTCAAAACCAAGTACGCCCACCCCGGTCACCTGGCGGCGGCGTGTGACCCGACGTACACCCTGACCCCGGCCCTGGACCTGGTGGGCCAGGCGATAGAGGCGGTGCTGAACAGCCCGCACAAGATCAACCTGTTGATCACCATGCCCCCGCAGGAGGGCAAGTCCACCACCGGCTCGGTGTGGACCCCGCTGCGCGCCCTCCAGCTCAACCCAAACCGCCGCATCATCCTGGCCACCTACGCCGACGCCCTGGCCGAGATGCACAGCCGCACGGCACGCGGGTGGATCGAGTCGCATGGCACCGACGTGGTGGACGGCCTGACCAGCCTGGTGGTGCCGGACAAAATCGGCCTCAAGCTCGCCGCCGGTAACGCCAAGGTGTCGCACTGGGGCGTGGAGGGCGGCAACGGTGGCCTCCTGGCCGCTGGCATCGGTGCCCGCATGACGGGTATGCCTGCGGACTTGATGATCATTGACGACCCGTTCAAGAATGCCGTGGAGGCCGACAGCGCCACCCACCGCAACAAGGTGGACACCTGGTTCAGCACCGTCGCGCTCACCCGCCTCGCGCCGGACGCCAGCGTCATCCTCATCCAGACCCGGTGGCACCCCGAGGACCTGGCGGGCAAGATTCTCGCGGGCGAGAAAATGCTGGACAAGTCCGAGCGGTCCTGGCGTCACATCAACATCCCCGCCATCGCCGAGGACGGCATCAAGGACGCGCTACGCCGCCCCGTCGGCACGCCGATGGTGTCCGCGCGAGACACGCCCGAGGCCAAACGCAATTTCCCCATGACGCGCAAACAGGTCGGCGAGCGCACTTGGTACGCCCTCTATCAGGGCAGCCCCACCAACCCGGCGGGCGGGATATTCCAGCGCGCGTGGTTCGACCCCCGCCTACCCCAGCCGCCCGATTACCCCATCGCCAGCATCGTGGGCGTGGACCCCGCCGACAGCGGCGAGGGCGACGAGGCGGGCATCCTGGCCGGGTCCCTCTACGCCGAGGGTGGCCAGGCCAAGATTGCCCTGACCCATGACCGCTCGGGGCACTACACCAGCGACCAGTGGGCCACCGTGGCGGTGACGCTCGCCCTGGAGGTCGGTGCGCGCGTGCTGGCCGTGGAGGGCTACACCACCGCCAAGACATACCTGCGAGTGGTCCGCCAGGCGTACACCGCCCAGCACAACGAGGCGGTGGCCAAGCGTGCTCGGGGCGAGCTGCTGACGCCGGTAGAGCAGCGGGCCATCCCCGACATGCCGCCGTTCCTGATCAAGCCGTGGCGGGGTCCCAGCAAGGCCGACGCCATCGCGCGCTCGGGTGCGCTGTCGCAGTCGTTCGAGGTGGGCCGTGCCCGCACCGTGGAGTTCAGCCTGCGCGTGTTCGAGGAACAGGCGTGCGATTGGAACGCCGGACAGCACCAGCCCGACCGGGTGGCGGCGGCGGTCATCGTCCACGACGAGCTGATGGAACTGGCGGGCGGTCAGATGACGGTGGCCACGCCGGTCAACCGAACCCCGGCACCCCCGCCCGCCTGGATGCGGCGCAAAATCGGTTAGCTGACAAATAGGCTGATCTGCTGGCCAACCCTGGCGGCATGTTTGCTAGTCGCCGAGCTTGGCCATGACCTCGGTGCGGTAGTTGGTCACCGGCACGATGGGCAACCCCATCTGCTGGCACACCGCTGCGCCGACGACGGCGGCGTCCGCCTCGTTGTTGTCGCTGATGTCGGCCTCGGGGAACAGCTTGATGGCAGCGGCCAACACCTCGTCCTTGGATGCGTTGCCCTTGCCGGTGGCGAACTTGGCCCGCGCCGAGGTGGCCACGATGGTCAGCGGCACGTCGTACTCCTCGCACAGCATGATGACCTCGCCCCATATCCAGGGCAGCACCCACGCGCCCTCACCGCGAGCGCCGAACGCCAGCCCCTCCATGCCCACGCGGTCAGGCTTGTCCTCGCGGAAACACCACTCAATCTGTTCCAGCAGCGACTTGACCCGGCGGGCCATCGCGCGCTTGCTCTTGTCCTTGGTGGGTTTGGGCGCGCCGACGCGGGCCACGTCCATCTGGAACTCCACCGGCTCGCCCTCCTGGCGCGCCGGGCGCGAGGGTGGCCACGTCGCCAGGTCGATGCGCGCGAGGCCGGTGCCGGTCAGGCTGGTGTCTATCCCCAGAACCATCACCACAGCAGGGCACCCGTCAGCGGGCCGTGGTCCACGTTCTCCTCCAGGTGATACGCCGGGCGCGGGCACAGCCAGCCCTCGGGGGTCAGCACCCCGCAGCGGTGTCGGGTTCCGGCGGCGGTGAACTCATGCCCCACCACGTCATCGTGGTCGGTCATGTCCACGCCGCAACGGCATAGGGCGATGTCCATGCCGTCATGTTACCCGACATGTTCGGGATTGTCGTACCCTTGGGCCATGTCCCTCATCGTGCTCATCGTGTGGTTCCTCGCCATCGCCCGCGTCACCCGGCTCATCAACGCGGACACCATCCTGGACGCCCCGCGCGCCTGGCTGGCCACCCGTGCGGTGACCGCCCGCGAGGACGCCAACCTGGCCAAGGCCGACGGGCGCGAGCTGTTCCCCCGCCAGCCCCTCCAGCGCCGGGCGGCGCGGTGGGAGAAAACGCTGGCGTTCACACAGTGCCCGTGGTGCGTCGGCATGTGGCTGGCCCTGCTGTCCGCGTGGGCACCGATGGTCCTGCTGTCCTGGTTCTCCCGCCCCTGGTACCTGGACGCGGTGGTCTACCTCGCGCTGGCGCTGGCGGCGTCCCACCTCGTCGGGGTGTTCGCCCGGTTCGCCGACACCGAGGAAATCGAGTTCGAGGACGATGACGCTGCGTAGCACGGGCACCGGCTAACCTGCTCACATGGCCCCGTCCACTATGCGCGTCGTGCGCCGTCCCAAGGGCAGCGCACCGCGTCGGGCGCTGACTGCCGCATCGCAGCCGGTGGACCCCGGCAAGTCCTCGCCCCGCACCAACCTCGGCAGCGCCAGCCGTTCGGACTGGCAGGCCGAGGCGTGGGACATGTTGGACATCGTTGGCGAGCTGGGTTACGTCGTCGCCTGGATTGCCGCCAGCGTCAGCCGCGTTCGGCTCATCGCATCCGAGATCGACCCGAACACCGGACTACCCACGGGTGGCCTCGCCGAGGACGCAGACGGCAACCTGACGCCCGAGCAGCAGCGTGTCGCGGCCATCATCCGGTCCATCGCTGGCGGGCCACAGGGTCAGTCGCAAATGCAGAAGCGTGTCGCCGAGTGCCTTTACGTCCCCGGCGAGCACTGGCTGGCCATCCTGGACCGGGGCGAGCGGTTCCCCGACGGCACCCCGATGGCCTCCTGGTTCGTCATCACCCGCGACGAGTGGCGCAAGCGCACCACCGGCAACAGCGTCGGCGAGGTGGAGATTGACCTGCCCGACGGGGACAAGCACATCGTGGTGGGCGGCGTGGACCGATTCATCCGCGTGTGGAACCCCCGCCCTCGCCGGGCCAAGGAACCCCACAGCCTGGTGCGCTCGGCCCTGGACCCCCTGCGCGAAATCGTCCGCACCACCAAGAAAATCAAGGTGGCCGACAAGTCCCGGCTGATCGGCAACGGCGTGGTGTTCCTGCCCGCCGAGATGAGCCTGCCCGCCGCGCAGGCACCCGTGGCCGACAACCAGCCCGGTGCCCCCATCCCCGTCGTCCAGGGCGTCGGCGCTGCCGACCAGCTCGCCAACCTGATCTATCAGCAGGCCGTCGCGGCGGTGGAGGACGACGACAGCCAGGCGGCGGTCGTGCCCCTGCTGGCCACCGTCCCCGGCGAACACCTCGGCAAGATTTTCCACCTCAAGATCGGCGATGAGGTCACCGAGATCGAGCTGAAAAAGCGCAACGACGCCATTGCGCGCCTGGCGATGTCGCTGAACATCAGCCCCGAGCGCCTGCTGGGGTTGTCGCAGGGCAACCACTGGAGTGCGTGGGCCATCGGGGACGAGGATGTCCAGTCCCACATCAAGCCCATCGTTGAGACGCTGGTGTCCGCCATCAACCGCGAGGTCCTGCGGGTGGTGCTGGAGCGCGAGGGCATCGACGCGAGCAAGTATTGCCTGTGGTACGACGCCAGCGGGCTGACCGCTGACCCCGACCTGACCGACGAGGCGAACAAGGCGCGCGAGCTGGGCGCACTGCGCAACGAGGTCTACCTGCGGATGCTCGGGCTGCCCGAGGACGGTGGCCACGACCTCACCACGCTGGAGGGTGCGCAGGCGTGGGCGCGCGAGGCCATCATCCAGGACCCCACGCTCATCACCACGCTCGCGCCGCTGCTGGACGGCGAGCTGGCGGACATCGAGTGGCCGACGCCGCAGCCTGCGTTGCCGCCTGGCCAGGACCCCGCCGAGGACCCCGACGCGGTGGACACGGGCGAGCCGACCACCGACGAGGACCCCGACGACTCGGCCAGCGCCAGCATTCACTCGCTGCACAGCCGGGCCGAGTTCATCCTGGCCGAGCGCCTGTTGACCAGCCGCGCCCTGGAGCTGGCCGGTAAGCGCCGGTTCAGCATCAGCGACCGCGACCAAAAGGCACGGTTGCGCGGGCTGGCCCCGCACGATTACCACCGCGTCATGGGGCCGGTGAGCGCCGCCGAGGTGCCCAAGCTGATCAGCGGGTGGGACAACGCCCTGGCCGACCATGCCATTGAGCTGCTGGGCATCGACACCGACGCCATGCGCGCCGCCGTCAAGGCCAAGGTGGTCGCGCAGCTCACCGCGCCGACCATCGACGTGGAGGCGTCCTGATGTGGCCCGAGCGTGGTGAGGCGCTGTCTCGAACCATTGATTTCGAGGATGCCCTGGCCGACCTCTACGCCGAGGGTTTGAATCGGTACGTGGTGGATGTCCACCCGATGGTGGTGCCCGCACTCACTGCCGCGACCTTGCCGCCGGACCCCGATGCCGTCGATGAAACGTCGAACCTCTGGGATCAGCTAGCGGCCAGCCTGATCCTAGCTGGCTTGTCAACCCTGTGGGTATTGGCCCTGCTGGAGACACTGGAGGCGCTGGGTATCCCCATTCCCAGCCTGCCCGAGCTGGGTAACCGGCGACCGGCCCCGACGGTGCCGCCCGAGGTGCTGCGCTCGGTGACTCGGCACGCCACCAGCATCACCCGCACCGAGGTCCTGGAGGCGGTGGAGGTCATCGAGAACGACGACGACCTGCGCCTGGCCCGCGATGATTTCCTGGCCAGCCAGCGCGAGATCGTCGCCCGGCCCCCGGCCATGATCCGCGACCGGGTGAGCGCGGCGGTGAGGGACGCTACCCCCGACATCGACGCCTCCCCGGTCGCACAGGTGCAGCGCACCCCTGCCCCGGCAGCGCCGACCGTTGACGTGGCAGCGCCGACCATTGCCGCCCCAGCCGCCGACCCCGTGCCCGACATCGAGGTGGTCGTGGTCAACCAGCGGGCAGCGGCGTCCTCGGCGCTGACGCCGGGCAGCGAGGTCGTGCGCGACGTGGCCCGGCTGTCGGGATACCAGGCCGCAGGCGTCCAGAACGCCGCCGTCATCACCGCCGCCAAGCTGTCCGAGGACGAGCTGGAGAAAACCTGGATTGCCACGATTGACGGCAAGACTCGCAATACCCATTTCGCCGCCGACGGCCAGCGCGCACCCCTTGCCGGTAGTTTCACGGTGGGCGGCGCATCGCTGCGTTTCCCTGGTGACCCAGACGGCCCGCCGGATGAGGTCGCAAATTGCCGGTGCCGCGTAGGCGTGCTGGCACCCGACGAGGAGCTGCCCGATGAGGTTGACCGCCACACCGAACGCCTCAACGGGCGCGACTCGGTGCAGCGCAACCGCGTCGGCAGCCAGGCCGACGAGATCGAACGACGGGCGGCGGATGGCGTCGTCCGCGCCCGCGACGACGTGGACGAGCACGGGCGCGTCAGTCAAACCGCAGCGGGCGGATGGACTGCCCCGAGTGAACAGGAGTACGACATGCCAGGCCAGCGCGTAGTCAACACCGTGGAGGGCGGCAGCACCGTCGTGCTGTCCGACGGCACCGACGGCGAGACGTTCCGCACGTTCACCGACCAGCCCATTGCGTTCATCGGCATCGAGACGAGCGACGGGCGGATGCTCAAGGACGGCATTGAGCTGTCCATGCGCGATTTCCCGCTGCCGGTCATGTGGTGCGAGCAGTCGTCCGGCGGGCATTACGACAGCTACACCGTGGGCGTGGCCGAGGCCGCGAGCGTGGACGGCGACACCGTGCGCGGGTCCGGCTACTGGCTGAACACCGACAAGGCCAACGAGGCGTTCGAGACGGCCAGCCGTCTGGTGTCCCGGCCCTCGGTGGACCTCGCCGCCACCGAGTGGATGCTGACCGACGAGGACGGCAACGAGATCACCGAGGAGCAATGGTGGGACATGCCCATCGACGCCAAGGTCATCCAGACCATCACCAAGGCCGAGCTGATCGGCTTCACGATGGTCGCCACGCCAGCGTTCGGGGACACCCGCATCGAGTTCAACCCCGAGCGCGAGTCCAGGGACGCCGCCATCGTCGCCAGCGCCGCCGATGATTTCCGGCCCCGCGTCTACCCGGCGGGGATGTTCGCAGACCCCGGCCTGTCCGAGCCAACCGAGATTCACATGCGCGAGGACGGGCGCATCGTCGGCCACCTGGCCTGTTTCGGGGCGTGCCACCGCAGCATCCAGGCGCAGTGCGTCATGGCCCCACGCTCGCCGTCGGCATACAGCCAGTTCCTCACCTCGCCCTCGGTGGCCCTGGACGACGGCAAGCGCCAGCGCGTCGGGCGGCTCACCGTCGGCACCGGCCACGCGCCGGACACCGCCAGCGCGGCGGTGGCAATGGCCCACTACGACAACACCGGGGCGTGCTTTGCCCTGGTGACCGTCGGCGAGGATGCGCATGGCATCTGGGTGTCCGGCGTGGCCGCACCGTGGGCGACCGCCGAGCAGATCGAGATGGGGCTGTCCGCCCCGCTGTCCGGCGACTGGCGCGATTTCGGCCAGGGGTTGGACCTCATCGCCGCCCTGGCCGTCAACACGCCGGGGTTCGCCGTGCGTGGCCGCGACGACGCGCAGGGCCGTCCCGTGGCCCTGGTCGCCAGCCTCGGCCCGTCGCCGACCGGCGAGCGCGGCAAGTCGGGCGCGGCGCTGTCCGCCGACGCCATCGGCGACATCGTGACCCGCGCGGTGACCGCTGCCCTGGCGCAGCGCGACACCGACACCGAGGTGGCCGCGTTGCTCGCTGCCGTCCCGGCCAAGGCTGGCCCGGCACCGACGCCGCCGACCGCCGACGAGGAACTGGCCGAGCTGCTGGCGCGCATCTGATGGGGTGCTCATGCGGCGGTAAGACATCGGCCAACAGCAGCGACACCCTCGGGTACTACGTCGTGCTGCCCAACGGGCGCGGCATCCTCCCCGAGGGGTTCGACCCTGCGACGTTCGACCCCGATGACCGCACAGCGGTCGCGCCGTATTTCGGCGTCTACGAGGCCAACGCACAGGTGACCCTCAACCGTGGCGGGACCATCAAGCGGCTCAAACGTCAGCCAGCCTCGGCCACCGCGTAGAGGTCCCGCAACGCAACGAACCCCCGACCCTGATGGGCCGGGGGTTCGGTGTTGGTGGGGTCAGGCAGCGGCAACCACCGCCTCGGTCACCATGTCGTGGGTGATGCCGCCCGCGCCGTAGTTGCGGCGCACCATGCTGGCGCTGACGTACCCGGCGTTGATGCGGGCGGCGGCACCGAGCGCGTGGGCGACGTTCTTGGGGCTGGCGTCGATGGCCCCGACCTCGAACAGCGCGCGGGCAATCTGGACCTCGATGGTGCTGGCCTCGGTGTGCGCGATGGCGGTGCGGAACTCGCGGTCAATGTCGGCGGCGGTGTGGATGCTCATGGGGTTCTCCTGTGGGGTGAGGGCGGGCCGTTCCCGCCGAACAAGGACAACAATACCGTAAAACTCGGGATTGTCAAACCCAACGCCCCCGGTCGCTGCACACCGTTCCCCTACAGTTCGGCGCAGAGGGAACCTGGCCGGTTGTGTACCGGGGAACGCTCGCCCGAGACAACGCAAGTAGTTGACCGAACCGAGGAGTTCGCAGTGACCATCCTGACGCCACCGGCCCCGGCCCGTCGCATCATCCGCCTCCACGGCGTCGGCCAGTTCACCGCCGCCGTCGGGTTCCAGATGCCGGACGCCGACGCCATCGCCGCAATGAGCGTGGCCGAGCTTGACGCCCTCCTGGAGTCCGCACGCGCCGAGGCGCATGTGTTCGAGGCACAGCACGCCGCAGGGCGCTCGCTGTCGTCCGAGGACATCAGTGCGCTGCGCTCCATCGTGGGCGAGGGTCAGGCCATCGACACCCTGGAGGCCGCGCGCACCGCAGCCGCCAGCGCCGAGGCCGACCACAGCGCCGAGCTGGGCGACCTGCTGTCCCGTGCTGCTGGCACCCGCCAGGCACCCGCCGGTACTTCCCCAGCCGACGGTGGCCCCGAGGGCGAGCAAGCACCCGAGGGCGAGCAGGCACCCGAGGCGACCGGCGAGCAGCCGCCCGCCGCGTCCGGCCCCGACGACGCCGCCCCGCAGGTGGATGCCGTCGCCGCGTCCGGCGCACCGAGCACGACCGGCGCACAGCGTGGCGTCAACGTGCTGGGCACCGGCACCGACGCGCCGCCCGCTGGCGGCAACGAGTCCGAGCCGGGCTGGGAACTGAACCCCAGCGTGCCCGGTTACCAGGTCGGCGCATCGCGCACCGGGTTCGCTGGCATCGCCCAGCGTCTCGATGCCATCCGCCCCGGCAGCCGCGCAGCTCGCAACGGCAAGGCGCGCGTGATGGACGGTCAGTCCTTCACCGCGCAGGTCGTCGCCGGGCTGTCCCGCGACATGCCCGTGGTCGATGACCCGCACGCGCTGGTCGCCGCCATCAACACCGCCACCAGCCAGGTGAACGGGCAGCGCGTCACCGCGCAGTCCCTCACGGCAGCCGGTGGCTGGTGCGCCCCGTCCGAGCAGCTTTACGACTTCTGCGACGTGCCGGACGCCACCGACCTCCTGTCCATGCCCGAGGTGGCCATCAACCGGGGCGGCGTCCGCTGGCCCCGCGAGCCTGACCTGTCCGGCATTTTCGAGGATTTCGAGTGGTTCTTCACCGAGCCAGAGCTGGAGGCGACCGACGCCGACGGCAACCCCACCGCCGTCAAGACGTGCGTGGAGGTGCCGTGCCCCGAGGACTTCGATGAGATCCGTCTCAACGCGGTCGGCTGGTGCGTGGAGGCGGGCATCCTCCAGGAGCAGGGCTGGCCCGAGCTGATCGAGTGGTTCATGCGCTCGCTGACGCAGGAGCACTTGCGGGCGCTGTCTCGCCGGTCCATCCTCAACATCGTCGCCGGGTCCGGCGCGGCGCGGATCATCCCGCCCGCCTCGGTCATGGGGTCGGTTGCGTCGGTGCTCAACAGCCTCGCGCTGGTGGCCACCAACATCCGCCTCAAGCGCGGGCTGTCCCGCACGGCGACCATCGAGGGCATCGCGCCGTCGTGGTTCTTCGAGGTGCTGCGTGCTGACCTGGCGTTCCGCCAGGGCACCGACACGTTCGCCGTCACCGACGCCCAGATTCTCGGGTGGCTGACGGCGCGCAACATCGCGCTCCAGTTCGTCGGTGACTGGCAGACCCGTGGTGCGGGGCTGCCCGGCAACATGGCCACCCTCAAGTGGCCGACCACCGTGGACATCGTGATGTACCCGGCGGGCACCTGGTTCCGTTCGATGAGCAACGTCATCGAGCTGGGCGTCATGTACCCCAAGGAACAGCTCCAGGTGAACCGCTTTACGCGGATGTTCACCGAGGACGCCATCGCGGTCGGCAAGCGGTGCGGCGAGTCCGCACTGGTGCGGGTCCCGCTGGATGTCAACGGGGCTGTCGGGGCGCGCGAGGCCATCAGCAACGCCTAAGCGCACCCCCGCGTAGCAGACTGGAGGCGGTTACCGTGGTCAACCCGAGGCCGACCACGGTGACCGCCTCCTCTACGTCCACCCCCAGGAGGGACCGACCGACATGACCGCCCCCGTTCTCGATGCCGTGCAGTTCGTTGCGCCGCCGCTGAACCCGTCCATCCCCGGCCTGTTCGCCGCGACCGACTGGCAGAACGACCCAGACAATCGGTTCCTCCACGGCGTCGTCATCCGAGGGGCCAACTACGGCGGCGAGGAGTCCGCCGGGGTGTGGCACTCGCCCTGGTGCGCGCCGCCGCCCATCGACCAGGATGAGCGCAAGTTCGGCGAGCGCCCCGACATCCACGACCGTTTCGACCCGGTGACCGTCTGGGCATACGACGAGTGCGACCTGACCGAGCCGTCCCGGCGCGAGGTGGAGGAGCGCGCCGCGCAAGTCCTGCGCCTGGAGGAACAGCCGATGGTGGAGCGCGAGTTCGCCGCCCGCTTGCTGCTGGACGCCGGGGACCCCGACGTGGCCGACGCCACCGGCATCGAGACGCGCCCGAACATCAAGGCGGCGTTGAGCTACCTGGAGGGCGAGATCGCCAAGACGAACACCCTGGCGTTCCTCCACGTCGGTGCCCAGTGGGTGGCTGCCGAGTTCGGCATGTTCATCAAGTCCGGCACCAAGTGGGTCAGCCCCTCGGGGCACACCTGGATCATCGGCGGCGGTTACGTCGATGGCCTGGAGAACGTCATCGTGGCCACGTCGCAGCCGTTCGGCTGGCGTGATGCGCCGACCACGCGCACGGCCATCGACACTCAACACAACCTCTACGCTGCCGTTGCGGAGCGTAGCGTCACCATCGGCTACGAGGCATTGATTGCCGCCGTCGCCATCGCACCGTAACCAGGAGGACAGGACAATGCCCGAGGGAATCATCGCCACCGACAACGGGGACGGGTTCGTCACCCTGGATTTCGTGGACACGTCGCTGCGCGGTCCCGCGCTCGCCGAGCTTGTCGAGATCGGTGGCGCGGCCACCATCGAGACGATTTCGCGCAAGGGTCCCCGCCGGATGTACCGCGTGCCCATCGGCAACGCCACCACGGCGGGGCTGGTGGACGACGAGAACACCGTGGAGGGCGTCCGCTCGGCGGGCCAGGACACCGGGGCGGCGGCGGCACTGGTCGCGGCGGACCCCAACGTCAACCCCGGCGCGGACGCGGCCAACTGGCACACCCCGGTGGCCGAGTACACCAGCGCCAACAAGTTCGTGGGCCAGGTGCCCAACGAGACGGTGCTGGACCGCGTACAGGTCCACACGGGTGACGCGGGCAGCTACGGCGGCAGCCCGCGCGCACCGCTGCACACCGAGGTCATCGAGCACGTCAAGGCCAACAGCACCCAGCAGGCCGTCGGCGGCGTTCTGCCGATGACTGCCGGGTTCCGCGCCCCGCAGGCACGCGCTGCCGAGATCAGCGGCGCACTGGCCGACCAGACCAGCGCACTGGGGTCCGACCCCGGCGCGTGGGGCGAGCAGGGCGGCGAGTCGCTGGCCGACGATTACACGACCGTCCAGGCCACCCGCGAGGCCGAGCCGAGCACGGGTGACCCCGGCACGCAGGGCGGCGACGAGCCGACCACGCTGGAACCGACGCCGCAGGCACCACCGGCACCCGAGCCGACCCCGGCCCCCACCACGACCGAGCCGACGCAGGCATGGCCGGACGGGACGCCGAACGAGGATTGGAAGCGCGCCGAGCTGGACGCCTACGCCGCCTCGGTCAAGGGCATCGACACCAGCCAGGAACCGAACAAGGCAGCAGTGGTCACGGCCATCCAGAACGCGCCGACCCCGGCGTAATGACCAGTCATCACAATGACGATTGATCCGGCGGACCCGAAAACCGCCCCGCAACAGATCGACGCCCTGGCCGGTCGCCTGGCCGACGAGCACGGTCGGCTCGTTGACTACATGCGCACGGCGACCGTCCTGCTGGGGCTGATCCCGTTCGTATATGGAGTGCTCACATGGTCGTTTGGTATCAACCTCTGGAGCGGCAGCGTGGTCTACCAAACCGCGCTCGGCATCCCCGGCGCGCCGCAGTCGTGGGGCACGCTGTTCCTGATCCTCGGGGCGGGCGTCATCGTCGCCTCGTTTCGGGGGCGCAACAAGCTCATCGGGGCGTTCGCGCTGGCCACGGCGTTGATTCTCTCGGTGTTCATGGTGACGTTTCTGGCGGTCGCCATACGCCAGGGCGAGGAAACGGCGCTACCGCCGTCGGTCGTCTATGGCGTGCTGTCACTGCTGTTCTTGAATCGGGCGCACCTGGCCTGGTTATCCGTGCCACGACGACAGGATGGCTAATGGCCCTCGGCAAGGTGGTGGGCCGCTGGCTGTCCCACACCCGTTTCGTTCCCACCCCCCTCTACCGGCTCATGCTCATCGCGGCCATGATCAGCGGCGTATTGCAACTGGTCTACGGTGCCCCGGCAGCGGTGACCGACGCGGCGGGCAATGCCAACTGGTTTGACTGGACGTTCGTCCTCATCCAGCTCGGCGCGGCGGTGCTGACGTTCTGGGGGCTGTACCTGGTGGAGGGCGAGAACGCCCCGCCGTGGGTGTCGCAGACCAGCCCGATAATGGAACCGGACCCGCGCACGCTGGACCCCGGCAAACTACACCGCAGCCTCACTATGGAACTCATTGGCCTGTTCGGGCTACAGACGGCGATGGCGCTACAGATCGTCTCGCAAATGATTTCGCTGGGCCGGGTGCCGAGTTCCATGACCGTCTGGATGGGCATTGTGTTCTGGACGTGGGCATGGTTCCGCGTGCGCGACATCGTGCGGGCCGTCCGAAAGCTGACCCGTAAGCCTCGGGCATGAGCACCGCCGCACTCGTCCTCCAGACCATCACCGGCGCGGGGTTCCTGGCCGGTGCTGGGGCGTTCCTCCATTTCCTCAACACCCGCAAGTCCACCAAGGACAAGGGCAGCGCCGAGGCGTACACCGCCTACCGCACGTTCGTCGCGGGGGCGTTCGAGGACGCGGCGGGCATCACCTCGCGGGTGACGGTGGACCGCGACCGGCTCGCCGGGGTGCGCACGCTGCTCATCGACCTGGTGCAGGACCTCATCAATTTTTGCCGCCGCAAGGGTGCGACGACCGAGGAACTGGACCCGTACCAGGACCGACTCGATGAGGTACGCGCCAAGTAGTTGCACGGTCCTGGCCTATGGTCGGGGCAACCTCGGACCCATACCCGGCACGATGTGCCTGACCCAGGAGGACCACCACGATGGCTGGCAGCTTCCCGCTCGTCAAGGGCACGCGCGCCCGCTTCACCAAGGTCAACGGTTGCGGTATGCCCGTCGCCGGGCCACGCAACCGACTGGTCACCAGCGGCTACGTGTCGCTTGGCCTGACCGCCGTGATGCGTGACGCCACCGACCTCACGCAGGACAACGCCGAGGGCAAGGAGTGCGTCCAGGACCGCACCGAGCCGGAACGTCGTTGGTACACCCCGGCCCTGGAGCTGTGCCAGGTGGACCCCGACGTGGTGACGATGTTCACCGGGTGGGAGGCCATCCTGGACGCAGACGGCGAGGTCATCGGGTTCCAGGATGACAAGCGCATCGAGTCCGATTTCGCCATCGCAATGGAGCTGTGGACCTCGGGCAAGTCCGCCGACGACTGCCCCGACCTCCCCGAGTCCGACCAGATTCTCACGGCCACCGGCAGCGGTCGCAAGTTCGGCTATTTCCTGTTCGCCGGTACCGAGTGGGTCCCCGGTGACATCACCATCAGCGCGTCGGTCGCCACCCTCACGCTGACGGGCCGGACCATCGCCCTGCCGCACTGGGGCAAGGGTCCCTACAACGTCATGTCCGACGCGGACGGTGACCCCGTGCGCCTCCTGACGCCGATGAACAAGACGGCCCACCTGCGGGTGTTCCGTACTGCCGTCGCGCCTCCCGAGGTCACCAACGGCGCGGTGCCGCTGGGTACGTCCACCCTGTTCACCGGCACCAAGTATTACTACGGTGGCCCGGCGGACGAGGCACCCATCGACGTGGCCCCGGTGCAGCTCGCCGCGTAACCTCGTCGCATCAGCGAAGCGACAACCGCCCTCGGCCTCACGGTCGGGGGCGGTTGCCGTTGGTGAGCACGCCGGGGCGGTAGCCTGACCCCATGTCGTTCACCTGGCCTGTTGACCGCAGCGGGTTCCCCGCGCTGCCCGAACCCGGCCAGCCGGACTACTCGCGCAAGCTCGCCGAGCAGCAGGCAGCGGCGCAGCTCGCCACCGCCGTCATGTGGTCGCTGTCGGGCCGTCAGTTCGGCCTCGCCGACGCCATCGCCCGACCGTGCCGGGGACCCCTGCGCAACCACCACGGCCCCGGCCCCGTCACCAGCTACGTGCTGTCGTGGGAGGGCTATGGCTGGATTACCCCGCCGTGCGGTTGTGCGGGCGGCTGCCGGGTGTTCGGCCCCAACATGGTCCACCTGCCCGGCCCGGTCCACCGCGTCACCAAGGTGGAGCTGGCGGGCGTGGAGCTGCCCGCCAACGTCTGGGCGGTGGAGGGCAACGTGCTCTACCGGCGCGAGGGACCCTGGCCCGCGCAGGACCTCAACCGCGCCCTCGGTGCCGAGGGGACGTGGGGCGTCTACTACGAGCGCGGCATCCCCGTGCCCATCGGGGTGGACCAGCTCACCGGCAGCCTGGCCAAGGAAATGCTGACCGCCGTCACCGACGACGTGGCGCGGTGCCGACTGCCCCGCACCGTCAGCGTGGTCAACCGCCAGGGCATCACGTACCGCGCCTACGACCCCGCCGCCATCTATGCCTCGGGCAAGACTGGCCTGGCCGAGGTGGACCTGTGGCTGGCCAGCGTCAACCCCCACGCCCTGCTCGCCGCCCCGACGGTCATCTGATGCCGGACAACGCCCGCGAGATCATCACCACCGCGCAGGCGGTGTTGCTGGAGTTCTTTGGGCCGGACGCGGCGGTCAAGGCCAAGGTGGGCACGGTCAACGAGGTGCGGCTGTTCGCAGGCGACGGCATCCCCCTGGCCGCGTGGAACTCCATTGGCGGGTGCGGCGACGTGTTCGTGTGGGTGCGGGCCGTCCGGCGCTACCGCACGCGGACGTTCCCCACGCCGACCATCGACGCCAGCCCGTGCTCGCTGCCCAAGGCCATCGCGGTGGAGGTCGGCGTGGCGTCGTGCGCGAGCATGGAGGAACAGCCCCGGTGGGATGACTACGCCCGCGAGGCCGACGAGTCGATGGACACCGCCTGGCGGCTGGAGGAGGCGCTGTGCGTGCTGTCTCGCCGCCTCAAGCGCGACGACAGCGAGCGGCTGACCGGGACCGACACGGTTACCCCGTATGGTCCTGATGGCGGGGTGCTGGCGTGGACCGGCGTCCTCTATGCGACGTACTGACGAGGAGCAACACATGGCCACCATCACCATCGAGGGCAGCCTGTCCCCAGCGAGCGACCTGCCGCGCGGTGAGCGCCGCCGGGTCCAGGACGGCAAGGCCGTCCGCAAGCTCGTCGCCGACGGGTTTGCCGTCATCGTGGACCAGGACGGCGAGCCGGAACCGGCCCCCGCGCCCGAGGCCGTCAAGGCACCGGCCAAGTCCGCCAGCCGCGACGACTGGGCCGAGTTCCTGGCCGAGCACACCGACGTGGTGACCGAGGACCGCACGCGGGACCAGCTCGTTGGTGACTACGAGGTGTGGCTGGAGACGCACGACGCCCCGGCTGCCGACGCCGAGTAACCGATGGCGCGCATGACGGCGCGAGTCGAGATTGACGACGTTGCCCTGGAGCGCGAGTCCGGCGCGCACCTGCGCCGCAAGCACCGCCAGATCACCCGGCGCATCGCCACGCAGGCGCGGGCCGATGTCCCCGTCCGCACCGGCAACCTCGGGCGGACCATCGGCGAGCTGCCGCAGACGTACACCCCGTACCACGTCAGCGGCGGCGTGGAGGCGACGGCGGACTACGCGGCGGCGGTTCACCAGGGCAGCCGACCCCATCGCATCAACGCCCGGCCAGGCGGCGCGCTGCGCTTCATGTGGGGCGGCGTGGAGACGTTCCGCCGGTCGGTGTGGCACCCCGGCACCCGAGCGCGCCCGTTCCTGCGCAACGCTGGCACCCGCGTGGTGACCAGTGACCCCGACGTGCGGATGACCTGAGTTTCCCGACGTGTCCGGTAGAGTCGCGCCCGTAGCCTCGGAAAGGACACCATGACTCAACCGCAGATGACGCCGCCCGATGACGGCGCAACGCCCACCCCGGTCGCACCGCTTACCGACGCCGAGCGAGCCGCCGCCACCGCACAGGTCGCAGGCACCGCGCTGCCGGTCACGGGCGCGGTGACGCCGCCGAGCACCGGCCCGTCGGATGCGGCGTTCGCCGCCGGTACCGACACCGCTGCCGACCAGGCGACCACGCCGCCGGACCCCGCCCCCGTCGTGGCCAACCCGCCCCCGGCCCCGACCGACAGCCAGGTGGTCAACGCCATCCCCGAGTCCGACACGCCCAGCACCGAGGTCAGCGTCACCGACGACGGCAACGTCATCGTGCTGGCCGAGCGGTTCGACGTGACGCTGGCGGGCGAGACGTGGCCCTACGGCACCGTTGAGTTCAAGGGCGACCTGTTGGGCATCCGGCTGCCGACGCGCCAGGCGCTCGCGGCGTTCTCGCTGTCGTCGTCCAAGTACGTCAGCCTCAACGTCAAGAATGACCTGACGGGGCTGTTCATCGCCCGGCACCTGTCCCCCGAGTCCTACGGTCGGGTGTTCTCGCGGCTGATGGACCCCGACGAGGATGACTACGACGTGGAGACGGTCGGCGAGCTGTTCAACGTCATCGTGATGGCAGCCGTGGACGCAGATAAGGCCGACGACGCCGGGTAATTCGAGGCTGGTGCGATAGCCTGACCAGGTGACCGATGTAGGGAAGATCAGTCTTGGCGTCGAGATCGACGCCAGTGACCTGTCCTCCCGCCTCGGTGAGGCCGTGCGTCGGGCTATCGCCCCGGCCCTCGCGCAGATCAACGAGGAGCTGAACAAGGTTCAGCGCGGCTACGAGGACACCGCCAAGTCCGCCGAGCGGTCGGCCACTCGTCAGGTCAACGCACTCAAGCGCGTCCAGCGCCAGGCCGAGCAGACGGCGGCGGCTGTGCGCACCGCCCAGCAGGCCGGTGGTGGCCCGAACTCGAACAACCCCGCAGGCGGTGGGGGCAATGGCGGCGGTGCCTCGAACGACAACCGCCGGTACGACAACCGCGACAACCGCAAGTACGACCAGCGCACGGTGGACAACCGGCGCATCGACAACAGCCGAGACAACAGCCGGGACCAGCGCCGATACGACAACCGGCGCTATAACACCAGCAACAAGTACGACAACCGCACGATCAACAACACCACCTACGACCACCGGGTTTACAACTACTACGGCCCCGGTGGTCCAGGTCCCAACGGTCCAGGACCGGGCGGCGGCAACGGCAACAACCGAGGCGGTGGCGGCGGCGGTCGCGGCGTCCTCGGGATGCTCACCTCACCGCTCGGCCTCAACGGCATCGCGCTCGGCGCGGCGGCGCTGCCCGCCGTGGCCACGGGCGTGGTCAACATCGTCGGCGCGGTGCAACAGCTTGGACAGGCTGGCCTCGCGCTGCCCGGTATTTTCGCCGCTGGTGCGGCGTCCATCGGCACGGCGGTCGTCGGGTTCAAGGGTATGGGCGATGCGGTAAAGGCGCTCAACGAGGCCGCTAAGTCCGGCGACATGACCAAGGCCAACGAGGCGCTGAAAGATATGGACCCCGCCGCGCAGGCGGTGGCGAAAACCGTATCCGGCCTGGTCCAGGGTCCGCTCAAGGAACTCAAGAAAACCGTTCAGGGCAAAATGTTCGACGGGTTCGACAAGGACCTACAGTCGGCGGCGGACAAGACACTGCCCCGACTCACCGCCGGGATGGCCAAGACTGGCGAGGCGTGGAACGGAACTCTCAAGGGCATCACCGGGGCGCTGTCGTCGGACTCGTCGCTCGGGTTCATGGACCGCATTTTCGGCAACACCGCCGAGGGGCAGAAGCGCGCCAACGCGGCCATTGGCCCGCTCATTCACGGTATGGGCCAGCTCGCCACGACCGGCAGCGATTTCCTGCCCCGCCTCGGCGACGGCATCGCCAAGGTGGCAAATCGGTTCGATGCGTTCATTACCAAGAATGCCGCCAACGGCAACCTGTTCCGCTGGATTGACGAGGGGCTGAACGGGCTGCGCTCGTTCGGCAACGCCATCCTCAACGTCGGCAAGTTCATCACCGGCCTGACCAAGGCAGCGGGCCAGGCCAAGGGGTCCCTGTCCGGTGACGGCGGGTTCCTCGGCGGGCTGGAGCGGTTCACCGGCAAGTGGGCCGATTTCGTCAACAGCCCCGCAGGTCAGAAGCGCCTCGGTGACTTTTTCCAAGGTGGCACGGGCGACCTCGCGCGCATCGGCGACACGCTAAAAGCCATCTGGCCCGCCATCCGCGAAATCATCGAGGGGTTCCAGACGTGGGGCCGGATCATCGCCCCCATCGTCGGGGCCATCGCCAACCTCGTCGGCGCGCTGGGCAACGTGCCCGGCCTGCTGGAGGCCATCGTGGTCGGGTTCCTCGCCTGGCGCACCATCGGCGGCATCATCGGCGGCATCACCACCAAGCTCGGCGGTGCAACCGGGGCCATCGGCAAGTTCGGCAAGGCGCAGGCGGGTATCGCTGGCCTCGGCATCGCGGCGGCGGGGACCGTGATGCAGCAGAACGCGGGCGACAACGTGGGCAGCCAGATCGGCGGCGCGGCCATGACCATCGGCGGCAGCGCGCTGACCGGCGCGATGCTCGGCAGCGTCATCCCCGGCGTCGGCACCGCCATCGGCGCAGCGGGCGGCGCGGTGGTCGGCACCGGCCTCGCGGCGTACAACGCGCTGCTGAACGAGAACAAGACAGCCAACGACAAGGCGGCGGCTGCCGAGGCCGCACGGGCGTCGGCGCTGGAGCGCAGTGCGGCGGCTATGGACATCAGCAAGGCCGGGATGAAATCGGCCACCGACGCGCTGGCCGAGTCCGGCGGCGTCGTGGACCCGACCGTCCTGGCGGGCGTCGGCCAGCAGGTCAACGCCATCCCCGAGAAACTGGCCGGGGCATACGACGAAAACACGCTCAAGGGCATCCAGACCGCGCTCGCCGGGGTCAACATGACCACCGAGCAGATGTCCGCGACCATCACCGCCGGGGGTCCCCAGTTCGACGCCCTCACCGCACGGCTGAACCTCATGGGTCCCGCCGGGCAGATCGCTGCCGCCCAGCTCGCCAGCATCCGCGACAACACGCTGGGCGCTGCGCAGAACGCCAGCGTGGCCGCGCCGTTGCTCCAGCAGCTCGCCGACAACTACGGCGGCGTGGCCAGCGCGCAGGTGGCCGTCCAGAATGCGTTTGCGGCCATCCCGCAGGACGTGCCCATCAACGTCTCGATGCCCGGCCATGAGGCCGTGGAGGAGATTCTGCGCAACATCGGCGCGCAGGTGGACCACAACAAGGACGGCAGCATCATCACCAAGGTGCCGCTGGCACCGGACACCATCGCGCAACTGGAGGCCATCGGCGTCAAGGTGCAGCAGAACAAGGACGGCACCATCCAGGTGTCGGTCCCCGAGGGCCAATACATCGACACCCTCAACAAGCTCAACGTCCTCGGTGACGCCTACAAACGACTGTTCGCTGGCACCCCCGCGCTGCCCAACGTGCCCGCCCCGCCGTCGAACCCGAACACGCAGGCGGCGGACCCGTTCCAGTTGCCCAAGCCTCCAGGCGGCGCGGACGGCAAGATCATCGGGCGTATGGGCGGCGGCGTGCTGCCCGGCTACAGCCCCCGCGTGGACAACATCCTCTACCCGATGGCGGGCGGCGGCGTGCAACCGCTGTCCGGCGGCGAGGGCATCCTGATCCCCGAGGCCGTGCGCGCCCTCGGCGGTGCGCCCGGCATCTATGCCATCAACAGCCAGTTCCGCAGCGGGCTGTCCCGGCGCGGCTACGGCATGGCGGGCGGCGGCGTGTTCGGTGCCGACGACGGGGCCGTCATCGGCGAGGCGGGCACCGGCCTCGGTCCCCTGCCCGGCCCGGTCGCACCGGGGCCGGACACCGAGCTGTCCGTCCTCATCAGCATCCGCGACCTGCTCGCGGGCAAGGGCGGCACCGCAGGCAACCCGCTGGCGGCGACGGCGGCGAACACCGCCACCACCGCGACGGCGGCGACGAACACGACCGGCACCGGGGGCGGCGCTATGGGGCCGTTCGGCACGCCCCTCAAGTCGCGCGGCAACATCGGCTACAAGATGGCGGCGGCGGCTATCTCGGCGCTCGGCGGGGACCCCGCCGAGTTCATCGGCACCGACCCGTCGGCGGCTGCCGCGACGGCCACCGCGACGATGCCGGGGATGCCCGGCGCGACCACGACGGCCACCACGGTGGACGTGGCGGCGCTCCAGCGGTTCGCCGCCTCGGGCAACACCGCCGACCTGCCGCCAGGGCTGACCATCAACAGCCCGGCGGTCACCGCCATCCTCGCCGCACGCAACAAGAAAAAGGGCGGGCTGGACGACGCGGCGCTGTCCGACCTCGTTGGCCAGGCGCTCGGCCCCGGCGGGTTCACCGGCACGCTGGACCCCACGAATACCCCCATCGTCAAGGCGCTGGAGAAGCTGCGGACCAAGGGCGTGCCCGGCACCCCGGCGGCGGGCGGGTTCGCCCCCACCGCTGCGGCTACCGGCGTTCCGATGACGGCGCTGCCCGCTGGCGCGAGCGGCATGATGGACCCCGTTTCGGCGTTCGCGCAGCGCGCGACCGGCGGGCGTTACGATTGGGGTGCCAGCGACCTGTCCGCCGGGCTGTCCGATTGCTCGGGCGCGGTGAGCGACCTGGTGGAGCTGATCACCAAGGGCCAGGCCAGCCCTGAGCGTCTGTTCTCCACGGCGGACGCGGCGTCGGTGCTCAAGTCCCTCGGCGCGGTGGAGGGGGCCGTGCCGGGTGCGCTCCAGATCGGGTGGAGCGACACGCACATGCGGTCCACGCTGCCCAACGGTGTCAATTTTGAGTCCGGCGGGCAGACCGGCCAGGGCGCGACCTACGGCGGCAACGCACAGGGCGCGGCGGGTATGCCCAACATCATGTCCCTCGCCGTCCCCGGCGGGCTGCCGATGGTGCCGGGTATGGCTGGCACGTCGGCCTCGGGGCTGCCCGGTTCCTCGGGTGGCCAAGGCACCGCCGTCTACGTCACCAACTGGCCGGGCGGCGGCGGTGGCCTCGCCGGGATGATCGGCAAGCAAGCACTGGGCGCGGGCGTCGATGCGGCGGGCCAGGCGGGCATCGGCGTCGTCGGCGACATCGGTGCGGCCATCACCGACTCGATGCTGACGCCGGACGGCAAGAGGATGCCCAACGCCTCGCTGACTGACCTGGTGAGCCAGCGCAACCCGCTGGCCCTCGCCGCTGCCGCTGGGCTGAACGTGGAGGACTTCACGCGCCAGGGCGGTGCCGGTGGCCCGGTGGAGCAGAACGCGCAGGCATACGACGCCAGCGGGCGCATGTTCTCGGACACGGGCGCGCTGATGGACCGCACCATGACCAACCTCAACGCGCAGCTCCAGGCCATGCGCGAGCAGTTGGTGGATGTCATCACGCAGGTGGCCGACAAGCTCAACGACAGCGCGCTGGAACCCGTCATCAAGGCGGGCATGACGGCGGCGCTGGACAACCTCAAGAGCAGCATTTCCAGCGCCATCGGCGGCAGCCTCGGCGAGGCGGCAGCCCCGCCCATCGCCGAGGCGGTGAGCAGCGCGGTGGCCAACCTGCCCATTGACCAGTCCGGCGCTGGCGGCGTCGGCGGCAACGCGGCGGGCGTCGTCACCGGGGTCATCGGCATGGCCGGGGGCGGCGGCGTGTTCGGCGGCAAGGCGGGCAAGGACTCGGTACCGGCGATGCTGATGCCAGGGGAGTTCGTGTTCAACACCACCGACGTGGCCCGCCTCGGCGGCGTCGGCGGTGCGGAGGCGTTCCGCCAGGCGCTCGGGCGTACCGGCGGCGTGCGCAAGTTCGCACAGGGCGGCGGCGTCGATGTCAACAGCACCGTCGGCGCAGAGTTTTTCGGGCTGTCCGAGGTGCCCATCATCAGCACCATCGTCAACATGCTGGTTAAGGTCCTCCTCCAGGTGCTCGGTGTCACCATCGAGGGCCGGGACACGTTCAACGAGCTGACTGACGAGTTCCGCCAGTTCCGTGGGGACAGCTTTAAGGCGTTCGACGCGCAGGGCCGGTTGCTCAACGACACGTCCGCCCTCATCGACCGCAGCTCGTCGTCCGAGGAGGTGGCCGCGCAGGAGCGCATCCGCATCCTCAAAATCGTCATCCAGGCGCTCGTCAAGTACATCATCGAAAAGGTCATCGTCCCCATCGCCAAGGCGGTCGCTAACTCGGTCATCCAGGCCGGTGCCTCGGCTGCCGGTGCGGCGACCAACGCGGGCGCGCCTGGTGCTGGCGGCATCGTCTCCAGCCTGATCAGCTCGGCGGGCAGCGCAGGCGTGGACATCGCTGCCGAGGTCGGCACCGATTTCGCGCTGGCCATCAGCGAACAGTTGATTGCCACCGTGGCCGAGGGGCTACAGGGTGTTTTCCCCGACCTGATGACGGGGCTGTTCTCGGGTGCCGGTGCGGCCAACCTGTTCGGCCCGCTGGGCACGATCCTGACCACGGTGCTGGGCGGGTTCCTCGGTGGGTTCACCGGCCTGTTGGGCGGCGGTGTCCTCGGCGGCGCGTCCACCCTCATCCCCGGCATTCCGTTCGACCAGGGCGGCATGGCGTCCGGCGTTGGCTACCTGCCCAAGGCCACGATGGACGACGAGCTGGTGCTGTCTCCTGGCGAGACTGACCTGTTCTCGCGGTTCGTCGGCGCACTGGAGCGCGGCGGGTTCGGCGGGGGCGGCAACCGCACCGAGGTCCACGCGCCCATTACCATCGTGGGCGGCGGGCGCGAGACTGCCGACCAGGTAGAAAACCGACTGCTCGCGCTGATGCCGTAGAGGAGGCAGCCCGTGGCGTTCCGTGGGTACTTTGCCCTGGACGGCGTTGAGATCGCCAACAGCAGCCGCGTCGTGGCCCACCTCGGCATGGACTTGCCGACCAACGACCTCGGCCTGCTCGGGGCGTCCGAGGATTGCACGCTGGCACCCAGCCCCGCCGGGGCGCTGCTCGCGGTGCCCTCGGCGTCGATGGTGCCCACCGCGCCCGGTTCGCTGCTGGCCACCCCGCCGGACGGCGCGCGGCTGTACGGTCCCGGCCTCGCCCTCGTCGGCGACTGCTGGACGCCGGACAACCTCTGTTTCGGCTGCCGGGGCTGGGTCGGCTATGACGACTCATGGCCAGGGCTGACCGACCTGCTGGAGGACGGCCACGTCTACCGGCCCGAGCTGGCCCCCTGGTACACCACTCGCGTGCCCGAGTCTGCCGAGTTCGGTGGCATCTGGGTCATGGACGTAACCGGCCTGGACGTGACCCCGAGTAAGCGCGAGGTCATCGAAATGGCGGGCGACGGCGGCGCACCCGGCCCGGCGCGGAACCCGTCGCGGGTCGTCAAGTTCGACGCCCTGCTGATGGCCTGTTCCAACGCCGGGCTGACCTACGGCCTCCAGTGGTTGGCCACCCAGCTCAAGGCCACCGAGGGGCGCAGCGACAGCACGCTGCGGTACCTCGCCGCCCACCCCGAGCACAGCAGCGCGGACCCCGAGACGCTGCTGCGCGAGGCGCACGGGGTCATCCTCACCGCCGGGCCGGACATCACCCAGCAGACCAACAACGGCAAGGGCGAGCACCACCAGGCGACGATGTACCGGGTGAGCTGGGAACTGACCATCACCCGGCCCCACGCCTACAGCCCGCCCCGGCCCGTGCCGGTCGTCTGGGACGAGGTGACGGTGGAACCCATCAAGTGGACCCACGCCGCCGACTGCCGCCCGGCGCTGGCGTGCAACGACGACGCGCCGCTGTTCTCGGCCACCTGCGAGGTGGAGCGCATCGAGGTGGTCAACACCCCACCCCCGACGTGCGGCGGCTGCCTGCCCGTCTGCGCCATCACCACGCGCACGTTCGAGGTGCCGACGATGGACTGGCCGGTGCGCGGGTCCGAGACGGTGGCGACCATCAACGTGCTCAACCGGGGCGCGTCCCCGCTGACCCTCCAGATGTGGTGGCGGCGGTGCAACGCCCTGGAGTCCTGTGACGACAACCGTTTCCCCCTCCAGGTGTCCGGCCTGCCACCCCACGCCGAGCTGGTCCTGGACGGCATCAGCGGGCGCTACTGGGTGAACTACGCCGGGCGGCGTCGTCGCCCGTTCGGTATCGTTGGCACCCCGTCCGGCGCGCCGTGGCGTCCGCCCATCATCGACCGGGGGCTGTGCTGGGAACTCGTCGCGCAGTCCGACGGTGACGCCTCGTTCGACATCGGCATGGTGCTGACCGACCGGGAGGCATAGCCGTGCCCGTCGTCACCGATGACCAGATCATCTCGTTGCACACCGCCAGCGGGGTGACGCTTTACCAGTTCCTCCCCGAGCACTACAGCGAGTCCTCCTGGACCCGCGACCAACGAGACGCCAGCCGGTCCACCATCAACCTGCCCCCGCAGGACGGCCTCGCCGAGCTGCCCGACATCATGCCGTGGTTGCACCACGTCACCGTGTTCGACGGCGAGCGCGACGTGGTGCTGTGGACCGGCCCCGTGCAAAAGGCCAGCAAGAATCGCGGCGGGCTGACGCTGACGTGCAAGGACCACGCCGCCTACCTCGCGCGCACGCGGGACCCCATCACCAAGCGATGGGACGCCGCCGACCCCGCCGAGATCGCCGCCGAGCTGTGGCGGCTGATGCAGGACCAGCAGGGCATCGGCACCCGCGTCATCGAACGCCGGGACCCCGAGGGCGAGCGGTTCGATTTCGCCACCGTCGCCGATGACCAGATGTTGGACCAGACCATCAGCAGCCTGGTGGACAAGGGGCTGCGCTGGGCGGTCGTGTCCGGCACCGCCATCATCGGGCCGGTCGGCCTGGACCCCATCGCCACGCTGTCAGAGGACGATTTCATCGGCGACGGCATCACCCTCACCCGCGACGGCAGCGCCGTCTACAACGACGTGATGGTGCGCGGCGCGGACGTGCGCCACCGCGAGCGCGTCGATTTCTACGGGCAGAACCTCCAGACCATCCACAACGTGGACGACATGTTCGGGGTCAGCAACGTCAAACGCGCCGCCCAGCAGTACGTCCGGCACACCGGGACGGTGCGCACCCGCCTGGAGCTGCCCGGTGGCACCGTGCTCCACCCCGACGCGCCCGTGTCGATTGACGAGCTGATGCCCTCCACCCGGTTCATCATCGAGGCCGAGGGCATCCGCCAGCTCATGGAACTCACCGGCATCGAGGTCGCCCGCCGGGCCGGAACCACTAGCGTGTCGGTGACGATGGAGTCCGTGGAGGAGGACATCGAACTACTCAAGAAACAGGGTGACCAGTTGCCGCAGCAGACGTTGGGCGGGCGGTCGTTGTGACGACCACGCTGCCGGGCCGTGCCCCGAGCACCGACACCGAGCTGGTGCGCTCGTTCCACGACCGCATCCGCAAGCTGGAGACGGCCCCGACCGTGCGCGTGGGGCCGTGGGTGCTGTCCAACGACGCCGCCACGGGCGCGCTGCGGGCCACCCGTCCCGGCCAGGTCGTGCTCATCGACGGCGAGGGCGCGACCGAGCTGGACCCGGTAAAGGTAGACCTGTCCGGCCTGGTCACCAACACCCAACTGGACCACGCGCTGGCGGGCGTCGGCGGACTGCCCGACCTCGGGGCCATCGCAGAGTCCATTTTCGGCTCGCTGTATACGCAGCTCACCGGGTTCCTCAACCCCGTCTCGGCGCTCACCCAGCTCGCCAACTTTTTCAAGCTGGAGCTGGGCGGGGCCATCACGCCGGGGCGGCTGCCCCTCATCCCGCTGTCGCACATCCGCAACGTCCAGCCCAACCTCCTGGTTGACGGCTCGTTCGATGACGAGAACACCCTGGCCGGGTTCCCAGATTGGGACTACGACGAGGCCGACGGCAAGTCCCGACCGGGGTGCGCGTACACCGTCGCCGACGGCACCACCCACACGCTGCACAGCAATCCCATCGAGGTCGGCGCTGACGACACGCTGGACGTGGAGGCGTGGGCCAAGTGGACCGGCCTGACCACCAGCGCGCCCAACCCCATCACCGTCGCGGTGGCCAGCTACACCGCCGCCGGGGTGCTCATCGGTGGCGCGCCCGCCGTCCTGACCAACGCAGGCGGCAGCGGCGGCACCGTGGGGTGGACCGGCGGCACGATATTCACCAACTGGGACGTGCCCAACACCGCCGCCTACGTCGTGCTGGAGCTAACCGTGGCCAACACCGCCACGGCGGGCACGGTCAAGTTCGATGACCTGGTGGTGCGCAAGACTGGCACCCTTCCCCAGTCCTACGTCACCGGCCTGGTGGGCGCGCTCGGGGCGGCGGCGCAGGGAATCCAGGACCTCATCAACCAGATATGGACCGGCATTACCCGCCAGGTTCTCGATGGCCCCAAGGCGCTGCCCGACCTGTGGGAGGTGCTGGGCGACATCCCCGCGTTCAGCATCGGCGGCGTCGGCGGGCTGACCAACATGGCCGACACCATCACCCAGACGTGGACGCAGCTATGGGGCGGGTTCGCGCAGGCGATTGGCGCGGGCGGCAAGTCCATCGCCGACGCCGCCAACGCGGCGGGCAACGTGGCCTCCACCGCCGACCAGGCGCAGGACCTCGCCGAGTGGACCAACGCTGTCCAGGGCATCCGCAACAACAAGCCGTTCGACAGCGGGATGGACCCCACCGCCGTCTCGATGTTCCCCATTCCCGCCGCCACCGCGTCCGGCGGTGAGCCGCCCTACCTCAACGCCACCTCGGCGTCGGTCCCGATGGCGTTCTGGATTGCCCCCGAGGACGCACAGCGCGGGTCCATCCAGTGGCTCGGCAAGGGCAACGCCAACATCACCGCCCTCTACATCGACGTATACCGACTGAACACCACGACCGGCGCGGCCACGCTCATCCACACCAGCCCCGACCAGTTCCCCAAACTGACCGCTGGCCTCAAGCTCATCCGCTACGACATGGCCACCGCCGACCGCATCGCGGTGGCCCACGCTGACGTGCTCGGGTTCGCCTGGCGCGTCACCGGCACCGGCACCCACCAGGTGGCCATGCGCTACGGGCTGGCCACCGGGGACACCACGCAGGTGCCCCAGCGCCCCAGCGCGGTGCGTACCGGCACGCTGGTGGGCAACATGGCTGCCGGTGCCGTGCCATACGGCGGTGACGTGCCGTGGGTGGCGTTCGGCATCGTGACCGGCGACGTGGCCCCGCCGTTTTTCAATCCCCGCACCACCGAGTTCGCCACGCCCGGCGCGGGCCAGGTCTACGACATCCCGACGTGGGCCAACTATCTGGACATCGTGCTCATCGGTGGCGGCGGCGGTGGTCGCGGCGGCAACGGCGGCAACACCATCGCGGGCCAAGGCGGGTTTGCCGGGCAGTGGCGCACCGAGACGCTGGTGCGCGGCGTGGACTTCCCCGCCAACGCCAGCCAGGTCATCCTTGACATCGGTACCGGCGGCAACGCAGGCGGCAAAGAACAGGCAGGCCAGGCGGGCACCGTGACGGTGCGCCGCGCCATCGTCGGCGGCAAGGCGGTGCTGACGGCACCCGCCGGTAACGGTGGCCAGGTGGAGGACAACAACCTCTCGGCGGGCGGTTCGCCTGGTGACATCACGTTCGGCGGCAAGCCCTACGTGGGCGGCATCGGCGGCGTCGGCGGTCGGCCCGGCTCAAACGCCTCGGCCCCCGGTGCGGGCGGCGGTGGCGGCTACGGCGGCATTTACACCGTCGGCTACGCGGGCGGCAATGGTGGGCGTGGCGGCGGCTGGGTCACCGCTCGGGCGACGTAATGGCGGGCTGGTTCCCCGGCGTCCCGACGTTGCCCCACGTTCTGGTGCCGGGGTGGTTCCAGGGCACGCCCGTCGCGCCCGACATCCCCGCCGACGAGATCGGCTGGTGGGCCACGCTCACCATCGACATCCGCGAGGTGGCCGACCCGGCGCAGGCGCTCGTCCTCATGGCCATCAAGCGGGTGGCCCTGGCCAACCTCGCCGCCAGCACGCAGTCGCTCGCGCTGCGCAAGATCGCCATGTCCGTGTTCACCAACACCGCGACCTCGGCGCAGACGATGGCCCTGCGCAAGATCGCCCTGGAGCAACTGGCCAACGTCGCCCCGGCCACGCAGGCGCTCGCGCTCACCCGAGTCGCCACGCTAGCGTTTGCCGCCACGTCGCCCTCGGCGCAGTTCCTCGGCATCGGGCGCGTGGGCACCCTCGGCATGACGAGCACGGCGGCGGGCGTCCAGGCGCTCAACTTCATCGCCGTCGCGGTGCTGTCGTTCGCCGGGCTGGCCACGCCCAGCCAGGTCCTCAACCTGACGAGGGTGGCCACGCTGGCGGCTGCCAACAGCGCCCCCGCCCTCCAGGTGCTCACCGCCATCAGCATCGGCATGGAGGCGTTCACCAACATCGCCCCGGCGTCCACGACGCTGGCCCTGGCGCGCGTCGTCGGCGAGGCGTTCGCCAACACCTCACCGGCAGCCCAGTCCATCGCCCTGGCCCGCGTGGGCACCCTCGGGCTGACGAGCACCGGGGACGCGGTTACGGCGCTGTCCGTGGCGCGTGTGGGCGTTCTGTCCATCAACAACCTCGGCGGCGTCGTCCAGTCGGCGAGCCTCACGCAAATCGCCATGCTGGCGCTGTCGTCGGCGGGCGTCAGCGCCGAGGCGTTCTCGTTCGACATCGTGTCTGGGTTCGTCCCGGTCACCCAGACCAACATCACGGGCGCGGTCACCATCCCGCCCGGCGCTCATGGCGTCTGGGTGACGTGCGCGGCGGCGGGCGGGTCCGGCGGCGGTGCCGGTGTTCGTGGCGCGTCCGGCACCGGCAACGGCGGTGGCGGCGGGGGCGGCGGTGCGCGCCTGCGGGTCTATGTGCCCATCACGCTCATCGGCGCGGGTCCGGCGTCCATCACCCGAGGCGCAGGCGGCACCGGCTCGCGGACACAGGGCAACGCGGGCATTGCGGGAGGCAACACCGTGTTCAGTGTGAGCAGCGTGGACGTGGTGATTGCGACCGGCGGCGCAGGCGGCGGCACCACGACCAACCCCCTCGGCGGTATGGGCGGCGCGGTGGGTGCGTTCCAGGGCACGACCATCGACTACGCCCAGAACGGCGGCGAGGGCGGCGACGGGTCCACCGTGGCGGTGCAATCCCCAGCCACGTCGCTCGGCCAGAACACCGACAAGTCCGGCCCCGGCGGTGGCGGCGGTGGCGCGAACAAGGGCAGCGCCTACTCGGGCGGCAAGGGCGGTAACTCGTCCTACGCCAACGGCGGCGCGTCCGGCGGTGCTGGCGTGGCTGGCGGGTCCGGCGGCACCAACGCGGGCGGCGGTGGTGGCGGTGGTGGTGCCGGGTCGGGGTTCGGTGCCAACGGCAACAACGCGGGCAACGCGGGACCCATTGGCGCGGGCGGCGGTGGCGGTGGCGGTAAAGAGGGGTCGTCGGGTTCCGGCGGTCAGGGGTCGGCGGGCGCGGTCGGCTGGAACTTGCTGGAGTGGGTGTGACCGCACCCCGAACGGATAGGATGCCCACATGGCTGTCGGACCCACCACGTACTTGGTCAACAAGCTGCTGGACCTCGCGCTGCGGAACGTCGCATGGACGCCCCCGGCCATCGTCTATTTCAAGCCTCACGTAGGGGACCCCGGCGCGGCTGGCGCGGCCAACCCGTCGGCGCAGACGACCCGCGTGGCCGTCACGTTCTCGGCTGCCGCTGCGGGCGTGGTCAACCTGTCCGGCACCCCCGAGGTAACGCTGAACGCCACCGAGACGATTTCTCACGGTTCGTTCTGGGACGCCTCCACGGGTGGTAACTGCCTGTGGACCGCGCAGGCTGCCGTGGCCAAGGGTGGCGTGGCCACCGACATCATCCGACTCACTGCCATCCAGCTCGGGTTTACCGGGCTGGCGGCGTAAGGGGAACCATGACCACCGCCGTGCCGTCCACCGTCATCTGGGGAGTCCAGTGGGAGGTGTTCGTGATGCCCGCCTCGTTCGAGGGCGAGCGCCCCAAGCCGCCGGACATGCTCGGCGAGGACCCCACCGAGGCCGAGGTGGACGCCTACAACGAGGCGTCAGCGGCGTTCGTCACCGCCAACGCGGCGTTCGAGGCCGAGATGGTCACCGTGGCGCAGGACGAGGCCAACTGGTTCCACACCGTCAGCACGATGGACGACGAGCAGTCTGCCCGCGAGACGCTGACGGTGCTGCGCGATGCCAACGAGGGCAACCCGTTCAACCGCGCGTTCGAGCTGGTCAAGGCCAACCGCCCCCGCTGGGTCGTCGTGCCGGTGGACGCCGAGTAGTGAGCGCCACGGTATGCCTGGCTGAAAACCTGACCATCGGACCCGATGGCCAGCTACGCCTTGCGCCGTGGTCCCGTCCGCGCAACGTCGTGGACGTGCTCGCCCCCTCGGGTGCGGACACCACCAAGCTGCTGGCCACCGAGACGCTGCCCGGTCGCCTGCTCATCGACCGCCGGGTTGAGTGGACCAACGACAGCCCGGTGGACCACGACATCCGCGTGCTCGTCACCCGGCGGTGGCGGCGGTGGGTCACCTCGAACCCCAACGCCATCGAGTTCCGCGACCGCTGGTCCTCGGCCATCACCCCCGCCGACAGCGCGGTGCCCATCGACCCCGCCGAGCCGGTCACGTCGGGCTACTACAACAGCCAGACCGGCAGCGCCGGGGACATCGGCACCAACAGCGTGGCCGAACCCCAGCCGGGCAAGTTCTGGCACTGGTGGGGCACCAACACGTCCGAGGAGTGGCTGGGGCCGGTCGGCCCTGGCGACACCATCCGGCTGTGGTATCGCGGCTACGTCTGGACGCCTGGCCCGTTCTCGGACAACGCCAACAAGAACAGCCCCGCCCATGAGGCCGAGGCGGGCTGGGCGCGCATCCAGCTCATGGCGTTCCCCGACCAGGGCAAGGTCGTGACCGGGTGAGCGTGAAAATCTGCACCGCCGAGTACATGATCAGCGACGTTCGGGGCACGGGCGTGGCCCGCACCTGGCTGCCGCGCGTCGTGTCCGAGCAATTCCTGGAGTCCACCAAGGACGGCGAGATCAAGCTGTCACCGGACCCGGTAACCATGATCGACGGCGACCTAACCTGGTTCAACAACAGCAAGGACGCGCAGCGCATCGGCGTCTCGGTCCACCGCGCCCCGCGCATGATCGTCGCGCAGTCGCCCAGCACCGTGGTCATCCACGACGCCTGGTCCCACCAGGTCGGTGCCAGCCCCGAGGCCGATTACCCCAGCGTCATCGCCGACACGTTCGGCGGGCGCATCCAGATCGACCGCGCCTCGGCGTCGGCCAATGACCTGCTGTTCGGGCGTTACATCCTCATCGGTGACGACAGCATCCGGTGGGTGGACCTCGGCATCGTGCCGCCCCGTCAGTCGTTCCATTTCCGCTACATCGCCGCCGTGCAGACGCCCGGCACCTGGACGCTGCCGGGCAGCGACAGCGACGTGGTGGGCCGGTGGGAAGCACACGCGCGGTGGACGCGCCTGACTGCGATGGCGGTGCCAGCATGACCAACCCCACCCCCTGCGTGGACCCGCTGCATTTCGAGGTCCTGGAGGACGGCAGCATCCGGCCACAGCCGTGGATGCAATGGCGCAACATCGCCAGCGTCATCGCCGCGAGCAAGTCCGGCACCTACGGCGTCACCCTCCAGTCCGGCGGCGTCGGCGGCACCCCGATTTTCGGCACCCTCGGGTCCCTGTTCGGCTCGCTGTTCTCGTTCATCCCCACCATGTTCGGGTCGTCGGGGTTCCTCTCGGGGCTGCTGGCGTCGGCGTCGGCGGGCGGCAACAAAAACGACCTCATCCACAGCCTCACGCGGACGTGGACCAACGACACGCCCGTGGCCCAAGATGTCTATGGCCTCATCACGCGCGGCGGCTGCCGGGTCACCCTCCAGGCTCGCTCGCGCGGCGGGCTGGTGCTGGCGTCCGGCTACAAGGTCGGCGCGCTCGGGGACCCCGGCCCCCTGGTCCCGGCGTCCATGTTCGGCGTCGGCGCGGACATCGGGCGCGGCGGCACCCTGGCCATCGGCACCCAGTTCTGCGTGGCCGAGGAGCGCATGAACAGCGTCACCATCCCGCTGGCCCCCGAGCGCACCGGCTGGGCGCGTCTCCAGCCCGGTGAGTCCATCACCGCTCGGGTGGAGCTGCGGTTCGTGTCCGAGTTCTGGGAAAACACCACCATCGACGGCGGCGACTCGGGCACCGAGTCCGGCTACGAGACGGGCGACACGCGACTGGACCTGTTCGCCGTGCCGGTACTCTAAAGGTCAATCCCGACCTCGGAGGGTAATTTGTACGACCCCACCCCTGGATACATCGACTGCGAGTCCGACGGCGAGGACCACCCGACGCCGCCCGGTCACCCGTACCGCGAGCTGGAGGTGGACGGCATCGGCATCATCCACGCCCGCAAGCCGCTGCCCAACGCCATCCCGGCCCTCGCCGGGGCGGCAAACGCCCGCGTCAGCCACATGACGCGCATTGATCAACTGGACATATTCATCCAGAACCACGTCGCGGAGGGCGAGTTCGAGGCGCTGCTGGCGCGGATGATGGACCCCGACGAGGACATGCCGCCGGACACGATGTTGCGGGTGAGCCGGGCCATAGCGACAGCAGGCACCGCCCGCCCTACACGGCGGTCATCAACCTCGCGTTGATGGCCGCGCACAACTGGCGGGCGTTGCGCACCCGCGCGCTGGACAAGGGCATCGGTCACCTGATGGACCTGTCCTCCATGCACATCGTGCTGGACATCATGGAGCAAATCGGCCTGGAGTCCTCCACCCATGACGCCAAGACAAAGGCCGAAGCACTGGGCAAGATCAGCAGCTATTACGACAAGCTGTATAAGCCGGACCCGGTGGCCATCAAGGTCAACGGCGGCGAGATCGGACCCCCGCCGGGCTGGTCCGACGCCGAGGTGGAGGCGTCGTTTGATGCGTTCCTATCGGCAGGTGGCGGCTGATATGCGCGCGGACACGATACCCTGATCAGCATGGCAATCGTCGCCGTCCTGATGGACACCAACGCCGCGCCCGGTGCCAAGCTGGACCCGGCCCTGCGTGCCGAGATTGAGAAGCTGGCCCCCGGCCTGGAAATCGGCGAGGTCGGCACCGACGAGCTGGCCGACAACGCGGTGACCGATGCCAAGATCAAAGAGGGCGCGGTCCACAGCGAGCACATCGCCGAGGGCGAGGTAAAGGCCATCAACCTCGGGTCCAAGGCGGTCGGCACCAACGCCCTCGCCGACGACTCGGTGACGGGCCGGACGGCTGGCCCCGGCGTCGTCACCGCCAAGGACCCGGCGGGCAACTACATCGAGTCCGAGGAGTGGCACGGCACCGCTGCGGCGTTCGCCCAGATCAATCCCCGGCTGCCCAACGTCACCTATTACGTGGTCTGATGCCGGTATATCGGGGCGCTGGCCCGCTGGTCAAACAGGTGTATCGGGGCGAGTCCCCGGTGCGCCAGATTTACCGTGGCAACGCCCTGGTGTGGCAGCGCACGGCGGTGTCGGACGGGTTCGACTGGGACGGCTGGCTGGACAACTGGATTAACGAGCTGTGCAGCGGCGAGGACCTTGGCGACCTGATCAGCGACGGCCTCGGCGGCATCGTGGACGGCCTCGGCAACGTGGTCGGTCAAACCGTCTCGTTCGTGGAGGGCGGTGCCAACGGCATCGGCACCCTGGTGGCCGACACGGGCACCTCGCTGGTGGACGCCTACTGCGGGGCGTGGGGCGGTGCCTCGCCGCCGGACGGCCTCATCGGACTGGTCAACGGCATCCCCATCATCGGCGGGTTCCTGGCCGACTGGCTGGGCGGCAAACTGGACATCACCAGCATCATCGGCAAGGTGCCGGTTATCGGCGACATCGCCAAGCAAATCGGCCTGCTGCCCGACGACCTCGGCAACCTGCTGGACCCCATCAACTACGTCATCGACGCCGCTGGCGAGGTCATGGGGACCATCACCTGCGGCAAGTACAAGAACATCGGCGGCGGTGCCCTGGAGGGCATCTGTTACGTCATCGGCGTGGTCAACCACGCGGCGCGCGTCATGGTGCCGGACGGCCTGCTCAACCTGGACAAGCAAGTGGGCCGGATGCGCCACCCCAGCCTCGTCCCGGCGGACGACGGCTGGCTGGAGGTCCAGGTGGCCGAGGCGGGTATGCCGGGCATGGCCACGCAGGTGTTCCGCCGCTACGCCAACGACGGCAGCGGGGCGCGCGGCGTCGGCATCCACATGGTGGACAACATGGCGGGCATCGTGCGGCGCGTCGGCGGCGTGGAAACGGTCGTCAAGCCTGCGCTGGGCGGGTTCGGCCCGACCTCGCGGCTACGCCTCGAACAGCTCGGTAACACCCACACCCTGTTCCGCGACGGCATCCCCCTCGGGGACCCGTGGGTGGACGCCACGAACACCGCCGCGAGCGGTGCGAACAACCGCAGCGTGGCGATGGTGATGACGGGGGCTAAGGAACTGTGGGGGTCCCGTCGGTTCTCCCCGTCGCTGAACTATCTGGAGGCAGGGTAGTCAGTCGGCCCCCGCCGACGGCGAGGAACCCGAACCCGACGAGGATGGCACCCCAGCCGTGGACCACGGCCAGGACGAGCACGCCAACGAACACCAGCACCACCGCGTCCAACGGCCATTGCACCGTTGGACCCGGCGTGCGACGGCCCCAGCGCAGCGGGATGACGAACACCTACCGGCCCCCGTGCCAGCCACGGCCAGGACGCTCGGCGTGCCAGGCGTCAATCGTCTCGGGGAACCAGCCTCGGTGGATGCCCACCTCCACGTCGTGCGGGGGCAGCTTGATGCCGGACAGGCTACGGGCCGACCTCATCCCGAGACGCTGGGCCACCTGGTTGGTGGACAGCGCCACGATGACGGTGGGCGCGGTGGTGGCGGTCATGTCCTGGATATTACCCGACGTTTGCGGGTTTGTCTGCACCGACCAGGACGATGGGGTGGTCCTGCGTGGCCTCCACCGCAGCGCGCCCGGCGACCAGGCGCAGCCACTCGTCGGCGGCGTTGCCGTCGGTGACCACGGCCAGCGTCAGCGGGCCGTCGCTCGGGTCCCGGCGGTCGGCCTCGTCCAGGACCATCTCCACCTGGTGGGCAAAATCGTCGGACAGGTCCTCCACCGCGCCGAGCAGGCCGGGCGGGCAGGCGTCACGGCCCGACTCGATGCGCTGGTAATCGCGCCGGTCCTTGTGCAGCCTCTCGGCCATGTCACGCTGTGACAGGCCGATGAACAGGCGGTGGGCGCGGATCATCTCGCCGAGGCCGTGGGTGTACGTCTCGGGCGTCTGGGGGTTGGGCATGGTGTTCTCCTCGGGTTGTGGTGGGTGGAACGGGGGTGGCCCCGGCGGGGTGTCCGCCGGGGCCGTGGAGCGGTGTGGCGGGTTACCACCCGGCCTTGGCGGCGCAGATGGGGCCGATGCCCCGAGCGCGGCTGTCGTCGTTGGTGAGGGTGCGCCCGCACATCCCGCACTCGCCGACCTCATGGCCGTAGCGGGCGGACGCCGCCTCGGCACCGACGGCGGCGATCTTGCGCAGGATGGCGTCCCCGGCGGCGCGGCTCATCCGCTGTTCCTCGTCGGACACCATCAGCTTGACGAACACGTAACCGGCCCACTTGCCCTCGGTCGGGCGGTCCACCTTGTAGAACGCCACGGCGTTGGTCGCGCCGTCCTCGGTGTCCACCGCGTAGCGCCCGGCGGGCACGACCTCGGCGGACGGGCGGTCGGTGCTGACGGGCAGCTCGGCGTCGGCCTTGGGGGCGTCGGCGTCCAGCGAGAACAGCCACTCGATGAGCTTGGACGCGCCCGCCTTGGTCAGCGGCGCGTAGCAGTAGGCCATCTCGGGGGCTGCCTCGGCGGCGAGGTGGGCCAGCAGCGCGTTGACGCGCTCGCCGTAGGTGGACGACCGGCCCACGGTGCCGTTGATGACGCGGCTGATGGCGGGCGGGGTGGCGTCGTCCATCGGGGCCAGCGCCCACGCGGTGACGGTGTTGATGACCGCCGCGCGGCTGATGTACTTGTCCGCGCCGACGACCGAGCGCCAGGTGCCGCGCTCCAGCGCCGGGACGATGGCCCGAGTGATCTGCGCATCGGTGGCGGCGTCGGCGGGGCGGGCGGCGTTGGTGTTGAAAGGTGAGGCCATGATCGGGTCCTATCTGCGAGGGCGGGCCATTCCCGCCGAACAAGGACCACATTACCGTAAACGTCGGGATTGTCAAACCCGACTTGCACGGCCTACTCGTAGAGTCGTGGCATGGCCCTCGGAATGACGCTGGAGAACGGCTGGCCCGAGTGCGACCTGTCCGACACCCAGCGCCTCACCATCCCCGGCACGGCGCTGTCGCTGCCCATCCGCGAGGGCCAACCGCACGCCATCCTCCAGGCGTTTTTCCGCGACGTTGACGCATTCATCGAACCGGCCAACAACAGCCGGGGGTACAGCGACGAGGGTAGCTGGACCGAGAACAACAGCGTCTACACCAGTAACCACAAGGGTGCGACCGCCGTAGACTGGAACTGGGATGACCACCCGTTTCACGTCAAGGACGGCGGCTGGGGCGGTTCAATTCTCATTGCTGGCAGCCAGGTCCCCGCCATGCGGGATTTGCTGGCCTGGTATGAGGGCATGGTTTTCTGGGGCAACGACTGGGCCAACCCCGTTGACTCGATGCACTTTCAGATGGGCTACAACACGTTCGGCGCGGCCAACGTCGCGCGGGTCCAGAACTTCATTGACCGCAAAATCCGCGCCGACGAGTACAGCACCTACCGGCGCGGGGGCGTCTCGCGCGGCGGCGTCGGGTCCCCGGCTGCCCCGGCACCGACGCCCGTGCCCACGAACCCGATTCAGCCCACGCACGGCCTCACCGCCGAGGTGCTGTGGAACATCGCCGGGCGTCCGGCGCGGATGCCCCTGGCCCGCTACGCCGAGCTGCTGCCGGTGTTCGTGCAAATGCTCCACGACATGCACGCCGACACCATCGACCGCCGCGCGATGGTGATTGCACAGCTATTCCATGAGGCCGGTGCCCTCTACTACAAGCGCGAGATTGCCAGCGGCGAGGCATACGAGGGGCGGCGCGACCTCGGCAACACCGAGCCGGGCGACGGCGCGCGGTTCCGTGGCCGGGGCTGGATTCAGTTGACGGGCCGGGCGCACGCCGCCGGGTTCTCGCGCTGGATGTTCAGCCGCGACCGGGCACCGACGCCCACGTTTTTCGTGGACCATCCCGAGCAGATGGAGACAGACGACAACGCCGCACAGGTGGCCGTCTACTACTGGACGGTGAGCCGCCCGCAGCTCAACGACCTCGCCGACGCCCGCAACCTGGAGGGCGCAACGCGCGCCATCAACGGCGGGCTGAACGGCCTGGCCGACCGCCGCATGTTCTACGACCGCGCCCTGGCGGTCAACGCCGACCTCCTGGACGGCACCGCAACCAACCCCGACCCGTGGGAGGAACTGATGGCCACCAAGGTCAAGTCATTGAGCATCTACGCCAACCCCGGCGAGGGCGAGATCGAGGTGGCCACGATGGTCGCCGCACTGGACGCCCACGGCCCCCATGAGCCATACGTGGAGGGGCTGGCCCGCCAGGGTGACATCGACAGCATCCGGCGCATTGCTCGGGTGGCTGCCGGTCAGGGCATCCGCACCGACGCGCAGGCGGTCAACCAGGCCACCCGCGTGCTCAACGAAATCTATGCCAGCAACCCCGCGTTCATCGTCGCGGCCAAGCAGTAAGGGACAGCCATGACACAGCCGTATTACACCGCCGTACCCGCACAGGGCCAGGTCGTCACTGCCGGGCCGGTGGACCAGAACGCCCCGGCAGCGGCCAAGCTCTACACCGTCGTGTCCGGCATCCTCGGCCTCGTCGGCATCGCCTCCACGTTCGGCCTCATCACGTCCGAGCAGGGGGCCAACCTCGGCGCGGTGGGCACCGCTGCCACCACGCTCGTCGGCGCGGTCGTGACTGCCGTGGCCTCGTTCCGCACGAACAAGCAATTGCGCAACGGCACGTTCGAGGCTGCCCCGAACGCCCCGGTGCTGGATGCGTTCCAGTCCATCAACGCCATCGCGGCGCACGCCAACGACACGGTGCAACAGGCGCAGGCGCAGGTGGTCGGCGCAGTCGGTGCCATCCAGGGCGCGGTGGCCATGCTGCCGGGCGGCGCGCTGATCAACAGCGCCGTCCAGGCGGGTCCCCTCGGCGACCTCATCCAGGACCTCGCCGACCGGGGCGGCAAGCTGTGAGCCTGGCCCTTGGCTCGTCCGGCATCATGCCCGCAGCGTGGGCGGCGACGATGCGCCTGCGGTTCGGCGGGTACGCCCTCGGGCGCGACGGCGCGCCACTCAAGCCGGACGGCTATTTCGGCTATGACGAGGAGGCCGTCCAGGTCGAATACCAGCGGCGCACCCAGCAGGTGCTCACTGGCAAGGTGACCGATGAGGACCTACACCGCCTCGGCCTGCTGCCCACGCTCATCACCACGCACGGCAGCGGCCAGCCGGACCCGTTCGGCATCGGCTACCCCGCCGACATGGCCCGCCGCCTGCTGCACCTCTACCGCTGGCAGCCGACCGGCAACTACCCCGCCACCTCGGTTCCGATGAACAAGTCCGCCGACAAGGGCGAGGCAGAGATCAATCGGTTCCTGGATGACCCGGCCATCGTGCCGGGGCCGACCGCCTGGATTGACTACAGCCAGGGGTCCATCTGCGGCGGGCGTGCTCGCAACCGCATCCGCGCGGGCAAGGCGCGCAAGGAAATCAGCATCATCGGCGGCGTCACGTTCGGCAACCCGATGGCCATACCCGGCATCTATGCGGGCAACGTGGACCCCGGCGGCGGCGGCATCGACCCGGTGCATGAGACGGCCAGCGAGCCGGGGTTGCTGCACATGCGCAACAAGGGCGACCTTTACACGACGTGCCCCGACGGTAACTCGGGCGAGATCGAGCGCGCGGCGTTCAACGCGGTGTTCTCGCGGTTCACCGGCAAGGACTCGGTGCTGGAACAACTGGGCGAGTTCATCGCCAACCCGTTCGGCGAGGGGTTCGCCGCTGCTCGGGCGGCGCTGACGGGCGGCATGTTCCTCGTCAAGGGCACCGGCCCGCACGTCCAGTACCACTCCACCATCTGCCCCGGCACCAACCAGACGTTCTACGAGTACGGCATCAGCCACCTGGACCGGCTCGCCACGGCGCGCCTGGAGGGCATTGTGGCCCGCGTGGCGCGGGCGGCGTAACCTCACCCTCGGTACCGCGTGGTTGTGGACCTAGTGCAATGCCCCGGCCCCGTCGTGAGACGGCACCGGGGCATTGTCTTGGGGTCAGCGACTAGCTAGGCGGACTGACGCCACGCCTCGAAAATCGCCTTGTCCTCGTCGGTCGCCGCGACCAGGATGACGGGCGCGTCCTGGCCCTCTTTGCGCGCACCCTTTTGGATGCGCCCGAGGACCCACGCAATCTGCCGGTCCAACGCACGCTTGCCCTCGCGGACCAGCGGCTTGTTGAAAAACAGGTTGTCATCCAGGCGCTCGCCCACCTCGAACGGGTCGCACTCCTCGTACTCGCCGTACTTGTTGGTGAACCCGAACGTCTCGGGCAGCGTCAGCGGGATGAGGTCCACGCGGGTGAACGGCGACTTACCGTCCTCCTCGTTGCCGCTGTTGACGGTCTTCATACGCCCCACCTCGGTGAAGTGCATGAGGACGAGCTGGCCCATGAAATGGCCCGGCTTGTAGCCGCCGGTCCCGCCGGGGTCGGCCACCCCACCCGCGAACGGGTCGGCCTTGGCCACCGGCTTGCTGTCCTCGCCCACGCTCGCCACGGCGGCGGTGCGGGGGTTGTCGTCGGCAGCCGGGGCGGCGTCGGCGGGGGCGGACTTGGTGGCGGTGCCACCCTTTTTGTTGAACGGACTGGACACGATGTGACTCCTGGTGTTGTTGGTGGTGTTGTTACTGGTGGTGGGACTACTGCTGTTCCAGCAGCGCCGCAAGCCTCGCGGCGTGCTCACCGAGGTCGTCGTCCCAAACGTCCTCGTAAGACTCGTAGACAGCCTGGCCCTCGTCCAGGCTGGTGATGGCGGACAGCTCGTTGCGCGCGGTGGCGTAGCGAATGGCGGCGTCCGAGGGGATCGGCACCGCGTGGCGGGGCACGGCCTTGGGGGCGTCCTTGCGGCGGTTCTTGACCATCGCCGACTCGGCCAGCGCCTCGCCGCCGAACCACTTGTCAATCGTGATGGCGGCGGTGCCCTCGGGGTTGTTCGAGGGGACGTGCATGAGGATGGCGAAATCGTCGCGGATGGCGGGCATGGCCTCCCACCCCTTGCCGTCCAGGGTCAGCACGCGCTCGGCCCACCCGTAGACCCCGCCCACCTGGACGGCGAACGACAGCCACGAATACTGGAGGTCCTTGGATGTTTTCACGTCACCCAGCACCAGCTCGCCCGTGGTGACGATGCGGAAAATGCGGTCGATCTTGCCCGCGACCGACAGCCCATACTCGCCCTCGCACTGGGTGTTGAGCACGGTGCGCTCCACGTAGGCGGGCAGCGGGACGAGGCCACGGTGGGCCATCGTGGCGCGGTAGGCATCGACGTGCGGGCGCACCAGGTCGGGCACGTCGCGCAGCAGCACGATGCCCATGTCCAGCGCCTCCAGCCAGGCGTGGACGCACTCGCCCAGCTCGCGGGCGTGCGCGCCGCCCATCATGTTGTCGATCATGTCCAGCACCGGGTCCGGCGCGGTGGCCTTGTTGGACTCCATCGCCATCAGCAGCGCGCCGAGGGCACTGCCCGCCGTCGTCTCGAACCGGGGATTGAGCTGGGTATCCGGCGGCAGCTTGGTCAGCTCCAGCACGCGCGCCGCCGTCTCGCGCCGCCCCCACTTGGCCAGCCCCTCGCGGTCGTCCAGGACCTTGGCGATGGTGGTGGCGCGGGGGAACAGCGTGTCCCGGCCCGTCTCGGGGTGCGGCAGCTTGTACCAACCCCACTGCCCGAACCGGCTGGCCGGGCGCGGCGTGGGCGGCGGCAGCGGGTAGCCCTGGTACTCGGTCGCGCGGGGTTCCGGCGTCATGTCGGCGCTGATGTCCATGCTGTTCTCCTCGGTGGTTGTGGAAACGGGCTGTGTGGCCCTGTGTGCCTCGGTGACGCTATCCGGCCCCACTGACACGTCGGGGTCGGCGCTGGCCTCCTGTGGCGGCAGCGGGGCGGGCGCACCCGGTGCGAAATAGTCGGGGTGCGCCAGCTCGGGGTTGTAGGTCCAGCCGTCGCCCAGCTTGCCGTCGTGGTCCACCGCGCGGCGGTACACCCGCCCGTCGGGCTGGACGCGGGCCGGGTGCATCTCGGACACCCTCACGCTGCCCCCTCGGCGACGGGGGTGAACTGGCCCGTGCGGTCGTGGCCGGTGCGCAGGAACACCCACTCATCGGCCTCGCTGGCCCGCAGGTCGAACAGCCCGGCCAGGTCCTCCTCGTTGTGCATCAGCAGCCGGGCGTAGTAGGCGGTGAAATCGTTGGACAGCTTGTACTCGCCGTCCGCCGTCACGGTGCGGAGGCCGAGTTCCCAGCGGGCACCCTCGAACAGTGCTTTGACGCCCAGCCGAGTCTTGCCGGTGCCGAGCCACTGGCGGGACAGGTCGGCCATGACCTCGTAGACGTGGGGGTTGGCGGCGTGGAACGCCTCGAACCGCACGGCGATGGGCAGGTGCGCCACGGCGGCGTCGTCGGTGTCGGTCATGGCGTCAGTTCTCGATGAGACGGTCAAGGCACCGGGCCACGAACTTGATGGAGATTTCGTCGGACAGCCGCGCCTTGGTCATGTCGGCATACCCGACGATGCGCAGGCTGCGGGCGAGGCCGAGCTGTGCGTCCGACGGCGGGGCGCTGCGCCGCCACTTGGCACCACGGTCGGGGAGGTCCTGGCCGGACTCCACGATCCACACCTCGGCAGCCTCCAGCGCCTCGGGCAGGTCCACGTATTCCGGCTCGTCAGTCTCGAACCGGCCCGAGCCGGTGACGCTGATGACCTTGCCGGACTTGGTGTTGAGCTGGCCGACGGCCCACGTCGTGCTCGCCGGGGCACCCTCGCGGCCAGGCCGGACGCCGCCCTTGGGCCACAGGAACACGACCTCGTTGGCACCCATGAGCGAGATAAACGGCACGCCCTTGGGCGTCTCCAGCCACAGCGTGGTGTCGTTGGCCAGCAGGTCAATCGTCACCATGTCCACGGGACCCTGGCGGACCAGCTTGACGTCGCCCTCGCCGCCACCCATCGAGTCGTCCAGCGGCATCTCCAGCTCGGGCAGCTCGTTGCCGTCGGTGTCCACGTCCTTGGTGGCGGCACCGGGCAGCAGTTGCGTCAGGCTGACCAGCTTCATGGTGCGCGCGGACCCGGCGAGGTCCAGCACCAGGGCGTCGGACTTGCCGGGGTAGAGGCGCAGTGCCCGGCCCACCATCTGGCTGAACAGGTTGCGGCTGCGGGTCGGGCGGGCCAGCACCACGGTGTCGCACATCGGGAAGTCCGCGCCCTCGGTGAGCACCTGGACGGTGACGAGTGCCTGGTATTCGCCCGAGCGGTACCCGGCATAGATCGGCTGGCGTGCCTCGTAGCTCATCGCACCCGTGACGGCCACCGCCGGGTAGTCCGCCTCGGTCAGCGCGTCGGCGATGAGGTGCGCGGCGTCCACCGAGGCGGCGAAAATGATGGGCGTGCGGTCGGCGGCGTGGAGCTTGATGGCGTCCACGACGTAATCGGTGGCTGCCTCCATGACCTCGGCGAGGTCGCCCTGGTGGAAATCGCCCGCGACGTTGCGCACGTCATCGAGCGCGTCCAGCCCCTCCACGCGCACGGTCTTGCCGTGCGGCTGGACGAGGAACCCCTGTTTGATGGCCCACGCGATGTCTTTTTCGTAGGCGATGTTCTCGATGACATCGCCGAGGCCGATGACGCCCTGCTCGGTGCGGTACATCGTGGCGGTGAGGCCACACATGCGGGCGTGGTCGTAGCCGCCCAGCTCGCGGAACGTGGTGTGGAACCCCTCGGCCCCGGCGTGGTGGACCTCATCCCACAGGATGACATCGCGGTGGCCAAGCGCCTCGCGGCGGCGACTGGTGGCGAGGGTCTGGAGGGTGGCGAACACGACGGCGGCGTGGCTGTCGTCGGTGTCGGCGCGCACGATGCCGGTGTCCGCTGCCATGTTCGGCGCGACGGCGATGAAATCGCGGCGCATCTGGTCCAGCAGCTCGCCCCGGTGGGCGAGGGCCACGACGCGCTCGCCGCGCACCCGAGCGCGGCGGATGAGTTCCCCGATAACCGTGGACTTGCCCGAGCCGGTCGGCAGCACGACGCCCGTGCGCTGCGTGCCGTTCGCCCAGCGACGTTCGACGGCATTGGCCGCGTCGGTCTGGTACTGGCGCAGCTCGCGCGGTGCGGTGGGGGTGAGAGTCATGGTGTCGGTACCTGCCAGGGTGTCGAGTGCGGGAGAGGGTGAGGTGGTGGTGTTGGTGGCCCGGTCGCTCGGGGTCGCCGTGCGACCGGACCACCATGACGTTACCCGTAAGGGTCGGGATTGTCTAGCCAACCCGGCGGGTGATGCACACCTGCATGTCGTTGGCCCGAGCGTCCCGGTACGCCCGCCAGACGGCGAGCAGGGAATTGCCCTCGTAGAGCATCTGGTCGTGGTACCCGTCGGGGGTCATGTCACGGCCCTCCACGCGCCACTTGGATGCCTTGCTCATCCCAGCACCACCCCGTCGGCAGACGCGGCGGCGCGGAACAGCGCCTCCAGGTCCGAGTACCCGAACAGCTTTAGCTGGTTGGCCGTGATGGTGTCCTCGGTGTTGGCCTGGAGCATGGCAATCAGCCCCCGATAGGACGCCACCCGCGTGGGGTTCAGCCAACCCTCGGGCCGGGCGACGTTGTTGCGCACGTCGCGGTCGTCGGGCACGTTCACGTACATGTTGCGCAGGTAATCGTGGTCCCCGGTGACGGCGCGGAACCGGCGCGCGTCGTCCGCCGTCGGTTGCTTGCCGGACTTGAGGAACTTGGTCAGCTCGTCGCGCAGCGCGCGGAGCATCGGCAATTTGTCCTGGTCGGCCACGATGCCGTCGCGGTACTTGGCGGCGTCCTCCTGGAACCGGATGTCAGCGGCGTCGTGCGCCTTGAGGGCGGACTGGGCGGCGCTGATCAGGGCGGACTTGTTGAACGTGATGGACATGGGTGTCTCCTGTGGTTGTGTTCTCTTGCGTTGCGCGTGGAGGTATGCGCGCCCCACCTGGTGCTTAGTCGCTGTCGGTCACCTCGGCAGCGGCGGCGGCGCGGGCCATCTCGTTGGTCACCGTCGGGTCGGGGATGTACCGGGACCCCGAGGCCGTGCCGGTCAGCGTCACGATGATGCCGTAACGCAGGCCACGGTCCACCGCCAGGCCAATGGTCTGTTTCCAGTACGCCGAGGTGTCGCTGCGACTCTTGGCGTAGGCGTCGGGCCGGATGGCCGCGACCAGCTCGGCGCGCGTTGCGCCCTGCTGGGGCAGGTCGTCCAAGTAGCGGCGCACCATGATGGCCACCTCCACGATGGGCGTGGGCAGCGGACGGGCCAGCACGATGTCCCCTTGCATCGGGTCCACGTCACCGTTGGGGCCGGTGATGATGGGCGCGTTAATGTCGTTGCCGGGCCAGTTCAGCATCCGCAGCGGGATGGCGTCGTCAAGCTGCTCGGCGTTCTTTTGCTTGGTCGTCCACACCTCGATGGCCTTGCCGTTGATGTGGCCATCGGCGTCGGTGATGTCGGTGGTGTCCCACGTCGCGTGCCTGATCAGCAGCTCGCTGTCCAGGGCACCGTTGAGGGCCGAGCTACCGCGCCCCACCGAGGGGTCGTGCTTGCCGGTGTGGTGGACCACGCAGACGCCCGCGTTGGTAAGCGCCTTGAGCTTGTCGAACCGGCGCACCGCGATGCCGACATCGGTGGCGCTGTTCTCCTCCAGCCCCGAGGACATGCGGGCGAACGTGTCGAAGATGACCAGGCCGATGCCCTTGCGCGCGATGTAGGCGGCGATCTCGCCCCACGCCTCGTTCTCGGCCTTGACCAGGATGATGCTGTCACCCAGCAGCAGGTCGTCCGAGAGGTCGATGCCGTGCGCATCCTCCCACGCACGCAACCGCTGCACCGCACCCGACAGCCCCTCACCGGGGAGGTAGAGCACCGGGGTTTTCAGCGTCCGGCGACCTTGCCAGGACTTGCCGGTGGCGATGTGGCAGGCCATGTCCAGCACCACGGTGGACTTGCCCAGCCCCGGCGGGCCGACGATGCACGACAGGCCACCGTGCTCAATCAACCCGTCGATGATGTACTCGGGCGGCGGCATGTGACGCCAGTGCGAGAACGGCGCGATGCGGGGCACGCCCGCGTGCTCGCTGTCGAACACGTCGGGGTCGGGGTCCTCCACCCGGTCGGGGTACGGACTGTCCGCAGGCGGCGGCGTGCTGGCCCCGGCGTCGGCCTTGCCGAAATCGGCGGGCAGCCCGGCCAGCAGCTCGTCGGGGGTAGCCGCTGGCGGGGTAGGTGCTGGCGGTGGGTCCCCGTACTCGGCGGCGCTGTCCATCGGCGCGTCGTCGGCGCTGGTGGGCTGGAGGTCGGACCCGTCGGCGCGGTGGCCCTCGGGGTCGTCCTCGTCGGCGCGGTGCCACACGATGCCCCCGGCCACCTGGAACTCGCCGGACCCGGTGTTGCACACCTGGCAGACCAGCAGCGGCGGGGCGTCCTCCTCGGTGACCGGCAGCGAGAAATCGCCGTCAGTCTTGGCGATGTCCTCCACCCCGGCGTGCGGGTTGATGTCGGGGTCCACGCTGACCACGGGCGTGATGCCCATGTCATCCATCGCCTCGCCCACGTTGCCCTTGTAGCTGATGGCGGCGACGGCCTGGAGTTTCGAGAACGTCGCCGACCAGCCCGGCGTCCCGATCTTGTCGGTAAACGGCGGGGCGTCGTGGTCGGTCCACAGGTGGAGAGGCGCGTTCGTCTCGGTGTAGCGCCCGAGCGAGCAACCGGGATCGTGCGCGGTGGCCGACTTGGGACTGGCGTGCTCGCCCGGCGCGGTCCAGACGGCGCACCCGCAGGCGTCGGCGCGCGGTGCCGGGACCCACCCGAGGGGTTCCAGGATGGACGCCCATGAGACGTTCGCCGCCCACTGGTCCACCAGGTCGGCCAGGCTGCCGTCCTCGTTGCCGTCGGTGTTGTCGCGGGCGCGGACAATGCGGTGCTCGCCCGCCTTGATGATCTCGTCCGCCAGCCAGGGCGGCAGCTCGTAGACGTGGCCAAGCTGCTCGTAGGCACCCTCGGGCCGGGTGCTCGGCGGGATGAGGACATACCGGCGGTCCCACAGGACGGCGAACCCGTTGTCACCGCCCCACGTCATCGCCCCGAGGTGGCGCGGCAGCACCGGCATCAGCTCGTCGGGCACCGTGAAATAGAAATGCCCGCCGTCGCTGTGCGACCAGGTGGACGGGTCCTCGGGGTTGGCCCCCTTGCCCATGTGGCCCGGCGTCAGCACCGTCGGCGCGGGCAGCTCGGGGTCGTCGGGGTCCAGCTCGTTGGCCTCGAACCAGCGGCGCACCTGTGCGGCGGTGTCGCAGTCGATGACGACGAGGGCGGACCCGCCGACCTCCACCGCGAGGTTGACCGCCACAGGGGTGGTCATCACGATCTCGTTGGCGTCGTGGCGTTTCTTGTTGTAGACCACCGGCTCACCGACCGGCAGCCCCTCCTCGTCCACCGCGTGCCACTCGCTGAACAGCTCCACGTACCTCTTGAGGTAGCGGTCCAGGGTCGGCTTGTCCGAGGTGGCCAGCGCCAGCCCGCCTGCCGACTTGATGGCCCGCCAGTCCTTGCGCCCGGCGTCACGCGCCGCCTCCTGTGCGGCCTTGTCGTCCTTGTTGCGGGCGACGGTGGTGCGCAGGTCGGCGGGCACCTTGCTGTTCGGGAGGATGAACAGCAGCGACAGCCCGAGGTCGGCGGCGGCGCGGACGAACGAGCGCACGGCCTCATGGTCGGTGTTGTCGATGCCGGACCCCAGTACGGCCTCCAGCGGTTTTGCGCCCAGCATGTCAGTTCTCCTCGGTGGTCGTGGTGTCCGCGCGGCGGCGGTTGATGCCCGCGCCCAGCGCGAGGTAGGCGGTGGCGTCCACCCATGAGTCGTCATGGGTGGGGGTGTTGTTGAGGCGGGCCACCTTGATCAGTGCCGAGCAGATGGCAACCTGTTCGGCGCTGACGGGGTGCCCGAACACGACGGCCCACAGGTTGCCGATGTCCTCGAAATTGTCGGTGGCGTCCCCGTAGTCGGCGTTGCGGTCCCCGGTGAACAGGGCCACGGCCTGCTCGGCGACCTCGCGGGCATAGTCGCCGGTCGGGCGCGGTGGGACCTCGAACCGAATGCCGCCCCGCTGGATGAATCCCTGGAGGGTGGCCCCGTGCTCGTCCTCGGTCATCGAGAACGGGCCGACCGATGCGGTGGTGTCGGTCACCGGGTCCACGCGGGGCATGGTGTACCCCACGGTGTCGGGGTGGTCGGGGTCGGTCCAGGCCGGGTGGATGCCCTCGGTGGGCACCTCGGCGTCCACCAGGGGGGACACGGTGTCGGCGGTGGTCCGGCCCTCGTTGCACGGGTGGCCGTCGCTGTGGGTGTGCGGCAACACCTGGCCCGAGGGCAGCGATGGGCACGGGGACGGCGGCGTCATGTCGAACGGGCCGTTGATGTCGGCGGCGGTGCCGCGTCGGTTGTGGTGCTGACTATCGGCGGCGCGCTTGACGGCCTCGATGTCGGCGGCGATGTTGCTGCCTTGGGGCATTGTGGTCCTGTTCGTGGTTGTGGTTGTGGGACAAGACTGGCCAGCCTAAACCCTTGCGGGGCAACTGATTACCAGCCACTAGATGTAGTGGTGGGGTCGCGCGTCGGGCGCTATACCTTGGCCCAAGCGTGCCCCATATCTGCTCGGTCGGTGCGCAGCACCGGGGTGCGCTTGGCCCACGCCGAGAGGAACGGCGGCGGCGTCAGCATGATCTCCTGGACGGCCTCGGCCACCTCGGTGTCCACCACCACCTCGTCGTGCATGGCGAGCTGTAGGTGGTTGCTCAACCCCTGGCGGTCCATCTCCACGATTGTGTGCGCGAGGATGTCATAGGCGGACCCCTGGATGGTGTAGTTGACCGACTTGAACACCCCGCCCTCGTCCACCGGGAGGATGCGCCCGCCGACGGTGATGGTGCGCCCGTGCATGTAGCTGACCTCCTGCACTCGGGCCATCCACGCCTCGCACTTTTTCATCGCCTCGAACATCTGCCGCCTGATCTGGGCGGCGGACTCCTCGGTGTGGCCGATGGTCGCGGCGAGCTTGGCGATGCCGGACCCGTACATCGTGGACAACAGCACCACCTTGGCGGTGTCGCGGTCGCATCCACACGACCGCATGATGGGGCCGTAAAGGTCCTCACCGGCCTCGTAGGCGGCGAGGAAATCCAGGTCCCCGGCCATGTTCGCCATCGTGACGGGTTCGATCTGGGACCAGTCGATGGACGTTAGCCCCTGGCCGTCGTCGCACAGCACCGCCCGCGCTGGCTTGGGGAACTGTTGCAGCTCGGGGGACCCGTAGCTCATCCGCCCGGTCGCCGACGCCCCGAGGGTGGCCACCTGCGGGTGACACCGCCCCGTGACGCTGGCCTGGCGGTCCACCTTTTCGAGGTAGCCCATGACCTTTTCGATGGTGGCGAGCTTGCGCTGGGACGCGGCCAGGCTGTTCACCTCGGCGAGGGCGTCCAGGTCGGCCTTGGTCGCCCGCAGGTTGCCCGTCGGCGTGCGCGGCCACGGCTGGGGCAGCTCACCGCGCTCGGCGAGGTACTTGACCAGTGCCGCCGCCTTGCCGGTGCCACCCTCCAGGCCGTGGACGGCCAGCTCGGCAACGGCCAGGTTGCGCTCCACGTCCACCTCCTCCTGGTACTGGGTGAGGTAGTCCCGGTTGACGTTGAGGCCGACCGCCGACCGGCGCAGCATCACGCGGTGGACCGTCTCTTGCTCGCCGAGCTTGTCCAGCGCCTCGCCCCGCGTGCTGGCGGCGGCGTAGGTGTTCGAGAACGGATGGTCCAGGGTCCAGGCCACCGCCATCTCGCGCATCACCGGCTCAAGGCGCAGCGTGGCCACG